TCAGTCCTCCTGCCATCTCCAGGATGGCCAATAATATCCCTGACCGAAGCGCGCGCCAGCATGAAGCGCGCAAGTACGGTCCCGTTCTGTTTCAATGCCTTCAATAAGCACATTCGCAGCGATTTTTGAACAAAGGGTGACCAGCTGTGTCAGCGCCTGCGTTTCACGTAAACGCCAGAAAGCGATCTTATCGATTTTTATTCCGCTTAATGGCAGGCGGCAGGATAAAAATGCTTGTCCTGACGCTTCATCAATATCATCCAGCCAGATCCGGTGTCCTCGCGCGGTCAACTGCTGAAGCGCAGAACTCACCCTCAGACGCGCCGGGTCTGAGAGTGTAAAGAACGAGGCAGGCTCCACGAGTTCAATGTTCAGCGGTGGGCTGTTAAGTTGCAGTAAACGCTGGAACATTTCCGGTATGGTCAGAACGGTTATCGGCAAATTTATGAAAAGGTTGTCACAGGGGAAGGGGTTTTTTAACGCGGCGATCTGTGCTTCCAGCAGCATAAGCGCCCGGGCGGCGGACCAGTCCTGGAAAAAGCTTTCGTTTTGCTGATGCGGCGACAGCACGCTGAGCACTTCGGCCCCCACCGTGCGCGAAGATGAGAGGGCGACAATGGGTTCAAGCTTAATGCCTGTAATATCGTGTGAGATGTGCTGCACGCACGAGGGAAAACCTGTCTGGTCTGGCGCTGTCACTCCGTCGTCCTGTTCACTTCCAGCCTCCAGGCGGCCGGGTTACCGCTGGACAGTGTGAAGGTGAAGTAAACAGGAAAACAGCAGGCGTTACTTAAAAGCGGCTAAGCCTTTTCGCAGCCCGTAAAAGAGGGATAAATGTTGAAAAAACAGCCGTATTTACAATCAGCTAGTCATTATCGCCAGAGAAGGCGGAAAAGGCATTGACTCACTACGCATTGACCGTATAATTCCAGGCGTTTCACCACCGCGAAGTACACTCTTCTCCGTGCGCCCTTAGCTCAGTTGGATAGAGCAACGGCCTTCTAAGCCGTAGGTCGTAGGTTCGAATCCTACAGGGCGTGCCATTTAAAAACAGTTACTTACGCCAGTTTCAAGCCAGCCTGATTTTCTCCTTGTGTCGTATTTGTGTCATGGTTGCCAAAAATGGCATCAATTTTCCGTGCGTGTTCGCTTAAGTGGTTCGGTGCCAGGTGAGCGTATCGACGTACCATTTCGATGGACTCCCAGCCGCCCATTTCTTGCAGAACGGACAACGGAACGCCGGACTGAATTAACCAGCTCGCCCAGGTATGCCGGAGGTCATGAAAACGGAAGTCTTCTATACCCGCTCTTTCCAGTCCAATGCGCCAGGCGACATTGTCATCCACTCGCATTTTGCGGACAGCCGGAGTGACGGTTTTATCCGGGCGAGTTGATGGTTTCGTGTGAACGAATACCCACCTGGAACTTTTCCCGATCTGATCCCTTAACACCCTGCATGCGGTATCATTCAGAGCCACGCCGATAGCCTTGCCCGCCTTCGCGTTCTCCGGATTTACCCATGCAACCTTTCTCTGCATATCGACCTGCTGCCACTCCAGATCAATGATGTTGGATCGGCGCAGGCCGGTTGCCAGTGCAAATATCACCACCGGCTTTATCGACTCCGGCATGCAGGCAATTAACCGTTCTGCCTCGTCCCTGGTCAGCCATCGGATGCGTTTGCTGATCGGCTTTTTCGTTTTTATAACCGGGGCAGTTTTAATCCAGCCCCAGTCATTAGCCGCAGCCTTGAACAGAGATCGCATGAAAGAAAGGTGCTGACTCTTTGTGGCCTGGCTTACCGGTTTCTCAACATACGGAGGCGGTTCCTTCCCCCGGCGTATAGCCGCGTCCCTGCGCGACTCCCAGACCTGAATATGCTTACGGTTGACCATCTTCGAAACAGCCTCATGAACCTGATCAGCCGTGATGGTTGAAATATCCCGGCCGGAGAAATGCCGCAGGAAATATTCGATTTTGGTCTTATCGTCATCGAGTGACCGCTTATGCTCCTTCTCGCGGATCCACCTGATGCAACATTCCTCAAACGTCCTCGTCGGCAGCTCTCCAATTTTATCAACCCGCCACGCTTCTGCCTTCAGCTTGTCGTGCAACTCCTGCGCTTGTTTCTTGTCCCCCGTACCAAGAGATCGTCTAATTCTTTTCCCTGACGGCGTAACGAAATGACAGTGCCAGACGCCGCCTCTGAGGGTGATTGACATAAAATTTCTCCTTTATGTTCACCCGCGCTCGCGGAAACAGGATCGCGCGGGTCATGTAAATACGCAATACAGGCAACGTCGGTTGTGCGGTATTTGTTCCCGATCTTCTTCCCGGCCAGCTGCCCCGAGTCGATAAGACGGTAGACAGTTCTCGGTGAGGTGATTAATAGATCGGCCGCCTGTCTGGCTGTCAGTGTTTTTGCCTCAACCATGCATTTCCTCCAGGCAAAAAAGAACCCGGCGCGGGGCCGGGCAAAAGGGATCACGAGGTGGCGCTTTCGCACCCAATAGCCAGCTCATAACTGGCTATCAGTTGCGTCAGTCGTCTTCATCTTCGTCCCAGTCCTCGTCGTAATATGGCGAGGCGAGAAGAGGGTTGGTTGCTGAGAGAATTTCTCCGGCGGCGCCCTGCCGCTGAAGTCGGCGAAGCGCTTCATATAGCTCAAAGGCCTCTGTTCGCTCGTCACCTATATCGAGGGAGCACGCCACTTTGTGCGCCTCGGTGACCAGGGTTGATAGCTGGTTTCTTATGTCCTGAATGGTGCTCATAATTCTCCTTACGCCGCACGCTGGGCGCGCAGCGATCTGTATTTATCGTGCTGAAAATTCGCCGAAGTGAGTTTCTTCACCTTTTTTTCTGGCCGCTATCGCATCTTCTTTTTGCTTGAAATATCCAAGGCTTTTCATTTTTCCGTTCACCTTGATGTGAGCTCGCCACTTTCCTCTTCTCTCCTCATAAGAAACTCCTGCGACACCGGAAGTGTTGTTTGATGCGACGGAACGATTCATGGTGTTTTGGAGTGGGGTTACTTCGCGTAAATTGCAGAATCTGTTGTCTCGAGGGTTTCTATTTATGTGGTCGATGTAACTTTTCGGCCAACTTCCAGTCATGAGAAGAAATGCTATTCGGTGGGCCTTAATAAGCTTCCTGTGCACTTGGATGGTGAGATAACCAAGTCTGTCAGTATTTCCTGCTAAATTACCGGCAGACTGATTTCCCCATTTGATCTTCCATCTAAACTCACCAGTTTCCGGATTGTAAGAAAGCAGTTTTTCTACCTCCTCACGAGTGATATCTGGCATCACACCCCCCTCTGCTTATTCCTCAGTTCGATAACACCCTGGCACTCAGCGCACGTCTGGCAGCCGGGAACGGCAGCGCGCCGAGGCTCGGGAATTGGTTCGTCGCATTCTTCACAACGCTCAGCTGATACGGCGTTGCGGTTGAGGCGGTGAGCGGAAAGGGCAGCGTTACGCTGAAGCTCTTCAATCTCTGCTGCGGTATCGATGATATCGGCCATGGTCAATGCTCCCGGAACTGTCGGTTAATTCGGTTGAAGGTGAACGCCAGCAATAAAAAAGGAGCTTTAAGCTCCTGGGTGATTAGTGCCTTCATGCGGCGCGCTCCGAGTTGTGTTTGAATGCCCACTTTCGGAAAGCTTTCTTCAGGTCGCCTTTTGTGTAACGCATGCCGCGGCGCGGATTATGCCGGGAGTTACGCGCACGCTTTTCAATCGCCCCACTGAACAGGCAACCGGTAGCGTCATCCATATTCATGAAGACACTTACGATATTCTTCATCCCATACTGAACGAGCACGACAGGCTTAATCTTCTCGGGGTGTTTCCAAGCCTTTTTGTCACTGAACATCGCCATACGCATATAAGTGCGAAAGTCATTCGATTTATCGCCGGCTTTCATTTTGCGGAGATAGACCGCGCCTTTTCTGTATTTGCTCATTGTTCGGCTCCAAACCGCCCGTTAAGGCGGCCAGTTTTGACGACTAATTCCAGGAGGCTAACTCCCAGAGCTTCAATTTTCTTGTGATGCTTGTTGATGATGGGAGGCACCGTTTCGTTCCAGTTAGGCTTTGGCTTCTTGCGCATGGCCTGCTGTATTTCCTCGGTGCAGCGGCGGCAGGCAGCGCGGATGGCGTTGTCTGTTTCTGGCGTCATGCGGCCTCCCGTTTCCTGTTGAGATGGGGTGCATTCGAAAGGAAAACGGCTTTAGCAAATCCCAGAGGAGTTGCACTGCGAATGTTGGCTCGCTCGTCACTCGGCGGGCATTCGTGAATGCGGTTGTCCGGATACCAGTCAGTCACTAATCCGGCGAAAGATGTTCCTGAGGAGGCCTCGATCGCCTTCTTCTTCGGCACCATCCGGCCGCAGGCCAACTTCACGGCGTCGATAGCCGCTCCCACCATCGGGTGCATATGCTCTGCCGGCGCCTTGAAGCCGTTACCCGTCCAGAGGCAGGTCTGCTTCGTGTAGTTATCATCCGCGCACAGCCCAGTGAACTGGTACGGATGGAACGTATAATCGGCCGAACCGAAGATGCTACTGAACACGCTCACCGGGTTTTCGAATGCCCACGGGCAACCTGTCACCATTCCAATCATCCGGCACTGCTCAGCAACCAGTGCGGCCTTGGCCTGAAAGTGAGGGTCTTTTGCTCGTTTAGCCTCGAACCACCGGGAACCCGAGACCGCAACCTCAGTGCATGGCGGAAAGCCAATGACGATGACGACGTTCTCGGAGCGGATGATCTGAGATAGCCGCGGCATCGCCTCAATGATGGTTGCCGATATGCGCTCAATAGGACCGTCGATCGAAGTCTCAGGGTGCTGCGGGTCCACCAGGACGGCACGATAACCTGCTTCGACCCATGGCTCAGCCATGACGCCAGTGATATCGCACAGACAGATAATGGTTCCCTTGCTCATGCGGCCTCCGTTTTCACAACATCGATGGCGCAGCCGGGTAGCAATTTTCTGGCTGCTAACTCGTTTTCATGCGGAAAGTTAAGTCGCGCATATGCGCCGAATAGCTCTCGAGCAGATTCATCGTAAGCATGAGCAGCCTCTTCAGCCGAACGGTAGTATCCAAGGTGGCGGCGCTCACGGCCTATTGTGATATTTGCACGGTATGGTTTTGATAAGTTTTTAGACCGAGATACGCCTTTATATCCCGTTAAATTCGCTCTGCTTAACTCTCGGTTGTGCTGGTTCTGATTTAGCGTAGCCAGACGCAAATTGGACCATCGGTTATTCGTACCGTCATTATCAACATGATCGATGTGATACTTTGGCCATTCACCTGTCACCATCAGCCAAATGAGGCGATGCGCGCGATAGAGGCGACCAATCCTAACTTTGACGTAAAGCTTTCTACCGTTTCCACAAACCGAACCAGCAACAGTACCTGGCTGGACTTTTTTGCGACATGTCTTCCAGGTCAGCAGCCCTGTTGTGGGGTCATAATCCAGAAGCTCTCTAACCATTTCGGCAGTTAATTCAGGGCAGTTTCTACTCGGCATTTTCATATCTCCCAGGAACAAGCTTCACATCGCCATCAACTTCATTCCCCCAAGCACCCCAACCCGGCGCCGCGCAGCGGCTGAATAACTCAATGCGTGGCACATCACCATAAAGCAGTTCCAGCCGGCGGCGAACTTCCCACGGCTTTTCGCTGTGTGCTCCGAGCGGGCTGTAGACCACCTGTTTAATCCCGGCGTGCTTTCTCACCAGCCCGGCGCCGCGGGTGGCAATCAACAGGTCTTCGGTATTGGCCCGGGTGTGGTTGCCGCCGTTCATGCGCGTCTCGGCGTTAAGCAGATCGAGGAAGTCGTAAAAGTCGGTGACTTCACCCTCGGCCAGCGCCTTGTTGATGCGCAGTTCTGCGTTCTGATTCAGTTTCACCCAGGTAAATCCCTTCATTGTGCGAACGGTAAATCCCCAAGCCTCGGCCAGTTCGATAGCCTCCTGGTTATGCGTGCCGGTGTACCACATCGCCAGCACCGCGTTTTCGGCAGCCAGATCCCACACAGGGAGGCGCTTGATGTCGATTAACTTCATGGTGGAGTAGTGGTCGGCAGCGGCCCCGTTACTGATGGTGTTTCCGTAAGACCAGGGCGGATCAGCGTAGATAAGAGAGTATTTTCCTGTCATTTCGCGCCGCCTTTCACAAAAATAACCCAGTGGGTTTTGTCGGCTTTTCCTGTTCGTTGCCATATGGCCGGCTTCTCGTCAGTCAGCGCCAAAATATTGCTTACCGGGATCTGCGTTTCGTTCCATTTGAAGATGAGCACGCCGTGTGGCCACAACACCAGAAATGCTTCTGTGAAGCCGGCACGCAGATCATCGCGCCACGTTTCTTTGTTCAGCCGGCCGTACTTTTTCCCCATCCACGCGTTATCTCCGACGCGCTCAAGGTGTGGCGGATCGAACACGACTACAGGGAAAGTGTTGTCGGCAAAGGGAAGGGCACGGAAATCAGCTATAAGGTCCGGGCTTATGATTAACTGGCGGCCGTCGCAAAGTTCATGCTGCTCGGCGCGGATATCACTGAAAACAGCGCGATCATCCTGCTTATCGAACCAGAACATGCGAGAACCGCAGCACATGTCCAAGATTGTTGAATCTGTCATGCCGCCTCCTGTCTCTCCCGATATTCCTCAGCGAGCCGCTGCGCCTTTAATGGATTGCTGACCACTTCACCCCATGGCATTAGCCAGCCGTTACCAATGAAGGGAAGGCTCAGATTACCAACCCTGATGTCGTCGTGAGCGTGAGTCATAGGATGGACTCCATTTCGTCGATGTAGAGGCCCTGGGAAATCAGGCGGCGACGGCGGGCGGCGCGCGCAATGCACTCCTGCCGTCGGCCTTCCTGTGACTGCTCTATGGCGCGCCGGGTGAACAGCCGCGATTTACCCTGCGGCGTTACGACCTTTGGCTTCGTGACCAAGTCGAATTTCCGGTCGCAGATGCCGTCCTCGTTGATCCATTTTTCCGACTCAACGATCTGAGCTATCTGTCCGGAGCCGCGGGTAATGCCGTTGGCAACCCGGTTAAACTCGATGAGCGTTACGCCGAACTTCTCGGCGATTTCGCTGCCGGATACCGGACGTCCCCGCGTCTGAATCATCCAGATAACGCGCTCACGGAGGCCAGAGAATTGCCCGGTGCGCCCGGGCCTGCGGTAGAAGGGTGTGCGTTTCATTTCCACTGCTCCCCGAACGTGAAGCCGATTTCCGCCAGCGCCTCGTCCATCTTCTCGATGAACTCCGGCACCATTTCGTTGAAGTCGGACATGTACTGCGGATCCCGCTCAACGACGACGTGATGAATACCTTCGCGCTTCATGCGTGGGTCGTAGTTGGCAAAGAACCAGGCGTCTTTTCCGGTTACCCACATGCTGTACTGCACCTGGGCCATATACGCAGACTTGATGGCTTCGAAACCGCCAAGGCGGAATTTCATGAAGTCGCGAGACGTGAAAGGGCATTTGAGCTCAAGGCCAAACCCGTTACTGCACAGGCCGTCAGGGGAGCACGCGGTGCGCATGCTCTCGTCACGGAACAAGATCGGAGACTCCGTGACTTTCACGTCAGTGGTGAACTCGAAGAGGGTGCGGGCGTCTTCCTCGTACTGCTTTCCCCAGGCCAGCGCCTTGGCGTTAACCTCTGGCGCCACGCCAGTGCATACCTCGGCGAGTAGAGTGTGGAAGTAGGACATTTTCATGTCTGTCCACTTCTTTCCCGATCTTGGCTTGGCGATGACGTTGTGCACTTCAGAAGCGGTGATAACGCCGAGGCGCAGCCGGTGCCATGCCTCGTCGCCTTGCTGGATAGTAGTTACGTCGATACCGGTCCGGGCAAGGATAATTTCTGGTGTCATGCTGCCGCCTTTTGTCTTAGGAACCCGAGAGCTTTAACACCTTCAAGCTCTGTCAGGTCTGCTGGCTGCGTGATAGGGCGTTTGAAAATGCGTGAGCAGAGAGGGAGAAGATCGGCATCCCATGTCTTATCCAAAGAGACAAGCAGGTCGTTTATCTCTTTCTGCGTGGTTTCGCTAAGCGGCGTTATATCGCGCTCAGGCTGACGCTCTGCTGTAAAGTTGATACCTTCTTCGCCCTCGGTGTTAACGTGGTCTATGGCGGCGTCCAGGCGCTCACGGCGAGGCCAGTATTTTGCTGCCTGCTTCACGACTGTTTTGAGGATCATCTGTTCTTCGTCAGTGACCCATGGACACTTTTTACTGTTGTCAGATTTGTACTTCTTCCATGCTTCAGACCGGTCACGGATGGAGTAAATGGCATCGATGCGCATCGTATGGGTGAGATAGTCACCATCGTCAGTTTTTACCGTTACATACGCGCCTACGATGTCCCCGCGCTGCTCTTCAGTATCGAAGTCGTTGTAGATATGGATCGGAGGTTTATCGAGCCCCTCACGCCGGAACTGGTCGTTTCTGCGCACAATTGCCGACTGACACCATTTGATGGCGCCAGACTGCTGCGCGATGTGCATGAGGCCCATGTAACTGATGTCGAGGCAAATAGCCCCTTTACGCGGAACCAGGTAAGCCAGCTTCTGAGCTGGGTTTAGCGAAATACCGATAGCCGCAACGTTGATGATCGCATTCTGCGTGCTGGTCTGGTTTTGGAATGCGACTTTCGCGAGGTAGTCGTTGTTCTGAAATAGCTGGATGGCGAACTGACTTTCCTTCGCCCACACCATCCGCTCGTCTGTGGCCGCCTTAATGAAAAGCGGCTCCTGTTGTTTGACGAAATCAACAAGGGTTAAGCTCATGATCACTCCTTAGAACGGGCAGGGCGCTTGGCGCTGCCATTCTTCTTCGGCGCGGGCATATGCGCAGGCCGATATGTATTCGTTGTATGCCTCTTCGGCCTTTTCTCCGATAAGCGCAAACTGGGCTTCCTGGGGCAGGAACAAGCTGCTCATTTCCAGAGGTTTCGCAGGGAACATGGCAATCAGTTCTTTCGCCCGGTCGTCGATCCACTTCTCTTTCTCGTCGGTGAGTTGCTGCTCAACCCAGCGCCGATCTTCGATTCGGTCGTAAGTAAGGTATGCGTTCATGGCTGAACTCCTGAAATTTGGATGTGCAGATCCCGCCCGCGTAATGCCAGGCCGATCGGGTGAATAGGGTGGTTAGTGCTGGATAGGGTTGCCGTAACCGTCCAGAAGGACGTCAATCACGCAGTCACTGAGGCGGATGATTTCTGCGTCAGTGTGCAGGTACACCCATTTGCGCTCCTGAATGACCGCTGAGACGCGATAGGTCCGGCCTTCATGCATTGCCATCATGCCGGGCGTGACGCATTGGCGAATGAGTGGGGTAGTGCCGTAATGGTTGATCATGCCTTCACCTCAACCTGTTCCAGGAGTCCAGCGATATGCATCTGCCAGCGGTTAAGCGTCAGCTTGTCGCGCGGTGCCGATACCGACGTCAGCTGCCACTCGTTATCGTTAAGCTTTTTGGCGGTGTACTGCTTGCCGTTGTGGGTGACTGTCATGATGCCTCCAAGCCAATGGCATCAGAGATAATCTGGAGTTTCTCAACTGAAACACCTTTTCCGTTACCAACGGGCTTTTCCATCCAGTCGAGCGACACTAGTCGACCGTCTTCGATAACACCGATATTGAAATCATCACAACCTGCTACTTCAAATCCGTGAGAAATTGCCACTTCCCGCTTATCAAATATTTCCAAATCTGAGGAATAACCAATGCCGTATCCGTGGTCGTTTGACCAGGCGTGCTGCTGGATAACGATAAATTTTTGCATAATCACTCCGCCCGTAAGCTGGGCTGCTGAACGTTAAACAAGACTTCTGCGCTAATGGGCGGTGGATGGCCGCCGGTTGTCATAAATGGGCAGACTCGAAAATCTGCCTATGTATGGCCGATAAAAAACCAGCCGGAGCTGGTTATTTTTGCTGACTAACAATTTCAATTTTCACGTTGAATCCTGGGTAGTCCCGTGCGGAGTCTAAATCCTCAAGGATTGCGCTGTGCAATTCGCCAGTCGACAAATTCGACTCTTCAAGCTCAGCAACTGTTACCCTTACAACAATCTCCATACCCTTACCCTCTGTCGTTACCCGCTGATGCGGGAGAAATGCTTTGGTGCTGGCTCCCCACTTTCAAGCAGCAGGGAAGGCCGTCGTCGCCTTGGTGAGCCATTACCTCACCAACTAGCTGATAACCGTCTGCCAGCCCAAAACATTCCAGTTACGCACCATTGCCGCTCTCCCTGAGCCCGCCGGGCGTCCGACGCATGGTTTACTGTCGCGCCGTTCGACTGACCGAATCTCCACTTCGCCGCTGGCTAACTTCGCTCAGCTGTCGATGTTTCGTTCCGATGTGCAAACAATACTAGCGGTATTAATATAAATCAATACTGGCGGTATTAATAATTGGTGCGGCGGTATTATGTTCATGAAAACTAGGAAGAAATATTTTTTGTAAGCGAGCAGAGCGGCTAGTATTGATGGGGTTTCGAACTTTATTGGAGAGGGAAAATGAGGTTACTTGTAGCTGCGGCGTTAGCTTTACCAATGGTTTCTAACGCATCGTGCTGGACCGTGAAAGATCTTAAAGGGTCAAGCTACAGTGAGAGAGAAGGGTATTCGCGGATTGACGACGCGTTTTCTGGAACATTCACAATCGTTATTGATGGCGATAATGCGACAGTACTGTATGACGGTCTTGATGGTGGAGGGATGGTATATCGAGCTATGAGTAAAAATGTTGTCGTAGGGCTTACCACTGAGCCTGGAAAGCACGCCATGGAGACTTGGGTTGTACAGCCTGATGGCGTGGTGTTGATGAGTAAAACGCTGTCTGGTTTTGGAGGGATGGATTCAACAAAGGCAATGGTGGGAAGGGTCGCCGGTCAGTGCAAATAGAGGGACGCAAACGCCCCTGTTCGCAAACTTATCAAACGAGCTTTAGTTTCGTCTCAATAGCAACACCGATAATTCTGCAATTACCATTGATGGGAACGAGGGGCCACTGCGGGTTAAGGCCCTTAAGGTATTTTTGGCCTCCATCAATGATCAGTTTCTTAAATGTAGCTTCGTTTGAATCAGATAGTTTAGCGATAACGAGGCTGCCATTGATTGGTTCTCGTCCGGTATCGAAAAGAACAAACGTGCCTTCTGGTATGCTTAAGCCAGCTGGCGCAGTCATTGAATCCCCTTCAACACGCAACCAGAATGCATCTCCCTGAATGTGAGCATCTGATTCCAGCCACTGATCAACATCCTTAATCGAGTATGGCTCCAATGCCTCACACCATGATCCGGCCTGAACGCTGCTAATAACCGGGTAGCGTTTACCTGGTGTATATCCAATTACATACTGAACTGATGGCTCATTAACGCTGGTTAGCCCCATTTCTGAAAGCTCTTTTGCCAGTGTCGGACTGAATTCCTCAACGCCAACTTTCAGAAGGCGAGCAAAAACTGAAGCTACAGGAAGGTTAAGGGGATTCCTCCCGTTAAGGTAATGGCCTACCGCTCCCTGAGTAATATCCAGCTCGTCAGCAATCGACTGCTGGGTAACTCCGAGTACTTTCTTCTTCGACTCATAGATGGCTTTAAGGCGCTTTGCGTCCTCAGCCTGAGTCGGTGTGATGTCTTTTTTCTTTTCCATTTTCAGATAGTAATACCTGAGCTATTAATTTAAAAATACCGCCGGTATTGCATGTTTTAATACTTATGGTATTGTTTTTGTATCAACGGTAAGGAGTCACGTTAAAAATGAAAATTTCACTCGCTGAATATGTCGACGAGGTTGGTCAGGTAAAAGCAGCTGATGCCATTGGTGTTCATCAAACGGCAATTAGCAAAGCGATCAGGGTCGGCCGTCAGATTTTCATCAACAAGCTTCCTACTGGCGAGGTTAAGGCGGTCGAGTACCGCGAATTTCCTCACAGTAAGAAGCAGGAACATCAGGAATAGCAAATGCATTCACTTGCGTACCAACACAATACCGGAATACACCCTGGAGCGATGATAAACCGCGCTCAACCTAAGGCGGCGCCAGACCACGAAAAGATCCGCGATGCGGTCCGGGCATGGTCGTCGGCGCTGGACAATCAGGACGTCGTTTCGGCGCTGATCATCAACGAATACCGGGAGCAGGGCGGGACCGCCATCAGCTTTCCTGACGACATCAGCCGTGCGCGCCAGAAGCTGTTCCGCTTCCTGGATAACCGTTTCGACTCCGAACAGTACCGCGAGAACGTGCGCCAGCTGACACCCTCAATCATGGCGGTCCTGCCGGTTGAGTATCGCACTCGCCTGATCGGTGCCGATTGCAAAATGTCTCGCCTGGCTGAGGCCGAGAAAGAACTCGCAGAGGCTAAACAGGCCGTCCTGCTGGACGCTCCAGAGCATCAGAAGCTGAAAGAGGTAAGCGAGGGTATAGCGTCGCTGTTCCGACTCATGCCTGAGCAGGTAGGGCCGTTGATGACGATGGTTACATCGATGCTGGGGGTCATGTGAGAGGCACCAGAAAAGAAAAAGCCCTTGAAGCGGTAACTTCAAAGGCCTTCCAAACACTGTGTTACGCCAAGTAACGGGAGTAAGTATGTCAAACACCGCAGAAATTCTCAACTTTCCCTCTGTAGTTTCGGGAATACAGGAGCAACGCGTGGCCGATACAGACGATGGGTACACCCGTCTGGCAAACGAGTTGTATGAGGAGCTTATCGGCGCGAACCTGACCAAAAATCAGGCCAAGGTAGCTCATGCTGTTTGCCGCAAAACCTATGGGTTCAACAAGAAGATGGACCGCATAGCAGACTCACAACTTTCTGAGCTGACCAGACTACCTCGCCAGAAGGTTAACGCTGCCAAAAACGAACTCATTGCGATGAATGTTTTGGTGTCCGATGGCATGCTGATCGGGCCCAACAAAAACCTGAGTGAGTGGGTAATTCCGGGCACTAAGCCTGCGCCAAAATGTCACCATAGTAGTGACTGTCACCATGGTAGTGACAGTGTCCCTACGGTAGTGACAAAAAGTGTCACCAAAACAGTGACAACCATGTCACCAAAATGGGGACACACAAAAGACACTATTACAAAAGACAATAAAGACAATATTAATAAACCCCCTAAATCCCCCAAACCGGCTTCGTTCGATCCGGCTGGTGTTGACCTTCCTGAATGGCTGTCAGTTTCAGTCTGGAAGTCATGGGTCGATTATCGTCGCGACCTGAAGAAACCGATTAAGTCTCAGCAGACGGTAACCCAGGCCATCAACCTGCTTGAGCGTTGCAAGTGCAGCGGATACCAGCCTGAAGAAATCATCAACCAGAGCATCGCGAATGGCTGGCAGGGTTTGTTTGAGCCAAAGATCGCCAAGCAGACTCCTCGCGCGCAGTCTCGCGTATCTGAGAACTTTGCTGGCAAAGACTATGGCCAGACTGAAATTCCTGCATGGGCGAGGGACTGATCATGACGCTTGATGAAAAAATCAATCAACTTGAGAAACGCATTACTGAGCTGAGCCAGCCGCCAGTTCAGCATGAAGATATCGAGCTAACTATCAGTACCGAGAACTGCGAAACGCATGGCCCCTTTGAATGCAGGACCAGGCATTTCTTAAACTCAGTCGTGAAAATTCCCCCGCGCCCAAGCTGCTGCCCTGAATGCCTCAAAGAGGAGTTAGGCCGCTTGCAGGCGGAAAGAATTAGCATCAACGAAGCAGCCCGCAAAAGAAACATCGAGCGCCTGCTGGATGGACTGAGTATCCCGGCCAGGTTTGAATCCTGTTCACTGGAGAATTATGAACCGGTGAACGAAGAAGCGAAACGCGCCCTGAAGGTCTGTCAGGCATACGCCAGCCGCTGGCCTGAGCGTTTGCAGAAGGGTGGCGGCCTGGTGATGTGCGGCAAGCCTGGAACCGGCAAGAACCACCTCGCATTGGCTATCGCCCGGCATGCAATCACCGAGCACCAAAGCTCAGCAGTGTTCACCACCGCGCTGAAAATTGCCAGGGAGTACAAGTCAACATGGTCGAAGGGGTCAAGCCGTACTGAAGACGAAGTGATCCGTTACTTCACGAAGCCCGACCTGCTGATTATCGACGAGGTCGGCGTGCAGTTCGGAAGCGACGCCGAGAAGTTGATCATGTTCGAAATCATCAACACCCGTTATGAGCGGATGAAGCCAACCATCCTGATCAGCAACCAGACCCGGGAAGAACTGGCTGCATTTATCGGCGAACGCGTTCTTGATCGCATGAGCGATGGAGGCGGGTGCACTCTGTCATTCACGTGGGATTCTTACCGTTCTAAGGGGGCAGCATGACCATAACAATTCGTGGGCAGATTCTTGCAGCCCTGCGTAATAACCCGGGCCTGAGCAGTGCTCGTATTGCCAGCATGATCGGCATGACCACCAAAAAGATTTCCGGCCCGCTAAGCACGTTGTTTGCAGACGGCCTGATCGAGTTCGAAGGTAAGCATGGCCAGCGGCTGTATCGGCTGACCAGCTACGGCATGAAATACGCACCGGAAACCATACCTGCCATGCCGAATGGTAATTCGAAGCTGGTGCAGCGCACAGAGACAAACGTGATCTGCCAGGAGTGCCGCAACAGTCCGGCGATGAGAAGGGTATTGATGGTTTGGGGGAGGGTAGGGGTATGAACGTGAAACGTTATGAGTGGGTGTCCTGTGATGAGCATGCGTGCCATTGCGACGTGGTAGAGAGTGCTGAAGGCGATATGGTTGATTACGAAGACTACGCCGCACTTGAAGCCAGATGCGCGGCGCTGGCTGCGGAGAATGCGGAGCTGAAGGAAGATCGAGACACCTTGGCGCGGTATTGGATTGAAGACGGCGGCGATGAGGATTGCGCGATGTCTTATTGCGAGCCAATCCCATCGACGGACGCTTTCCTGGCTGAAGTGCGTGCCAGTGCCATTGAACATGCAGCAGCTGAGCGGTGGGGCAGCGGATACGTATTCGACGAGCTGAATGAGTTCGCCGACCAGCTTCGCAAAGGAGTGCAGTCATGACTCGCATCCGTAACTTTGGCTGGAATCGACTCAAACTGGCAACCCTGTCTTACGAAGAGATAAGCGCTCTCGAAGAGCAGGTGAAGCAGGAGCACGCCTGTAGCGATGGCATCCACATGTACGACAAAGCAGGTCGTGACAAGCTCGATGCTCTGAGTTGGGCCGTATACAACAAGCAGAAGCAGGAGTCCGCCCAATGAGCAACATCGACAAAATCAGCAAAGAGGCGCTCCGTGAAGTGGCAGAAGATGCGCAAAAGGCGCACAAGTGGGAAGGCCTTGAAAACGGACTAAAGGCTGACGGATATGTCAGCACAACGGTTCGTTTCATTCAGCGTGCTTCACCGCAAACCGTGCTGGCGCTGCTGGATGAGCTGGAAGCCAAAGATAAGCAGATTGCAGATTTGAAGGAGGCGTTCAGCATTGCATTGTCTGCTGCTGGCATCGATGTCCCCGCCGCAGCCGGTAAAGGAGATGCATCATGAGCACACTTACCAAAGAATGGCTACTGAAGACAATCGCGGAGCTTGAAGAAGAGCGCGATGCTATGCCAGGCGCAGTAAACGAAGATGCGGCTATGGCGCTCGCTGCGATGAAGCTAGCGCTGGCATCGCTCGAAGCAAGGAGCCGCAAACTTTTTACCTGTAGCGCGTGTGGCGCAGAGGGTTTGGACGAGCCATTAGAGTTGAAGTGCCATTGCAATGAGGATGGCGCGCACTGGATTGAAAGTGTTGTTTACACCGCTCCGCCAGCGCCGGTAGCTGATTTGCTTCTGTCGGAGCTTTTAGGCATTGCGAAGAGGGCCGCAGATGAAGCAGACGAGTGCGCACATGCGGAGTTTAGTGACGACTCCATGGAGTATTCAGCCGCAATAGCTGACTGGGAGCGCCGCGCCACTAGGCTTCAGGGTGCCGATGGCAACCCTCCGGTGATTCCGAATGGCTGGGTGGCTTGCAGTGAGCGGATGCCGAATATCGGTGTTCCACTTATCACATGCTGTGGCGACGTGGTTCAGTGCGCTGCTTATGCGTGGGATGGCAAGGAATGGCAGGACTGGTACGAGGAATACGATAAGCTACCAGCCAACACCTTTACCCACTGGCACCCTAGGCCAGCAGCACCGCAGCAGGAGGTGAAGTGACCAACAAGATGACGAGAGTTACCATAGATATAAATCAAGGCCCTTAGGGGCCTTTTATTCTATGATAAACGGACTTTGTTTGAGAGTGACACCATGAAGCCCAAGAAGCTAAATGCTGAGCAGCAATACACATTAGACCTTGAATTGGTCAAGAAAAAGCCTGCGAACCGGACAGAGGCAAAAGCCCATTTGGCGGCACAGTTGAGGATCAGCAAGTACAAGGCGCAGAACTCATCCAAAATCCGCGTAGGCAGTTTTAAGGGGCGGAAGAAGGTACATTTCAGTAAGGCGGAACAAGCAGCCAGGTCAGCACTAAATAAAGCAAATGCCATTCGATTTTCCGAAGGGGAGGTCGAGTCCGTCGATACGGATAGAATCTCAGAAAGTAACAAACGCTGTCGCGGGAGAACTGCTGACTAATGTCTGACTGGAATATTGCTGCAAAGCCGCAGGAAGAGCGCGATAAGGTTAATGTTGACCTGGCGGCGTCCGGAGTGGCGTACAAAGAGCGCCTGAATATGCCGGTTATCGCTGAGGTGGTTATGCGCGAGCAACCGGAGCATTTGCGGGACTACTTCCTTGAGCGCCTTAAGTTTTATCGCGAGAAGTCGATAACTTTACCGAAAGGTAGTGATCCCGATTATTTAAACAAGGAGGAAGTAAAATGAGTTTTGATTGCCTATTATTCGGAGCTGGACACAAGGGCACACCGATCACTATTGATGGTGATTTTGTTGAAAGAATTATGGGCCCTGTTGCTGAAACTACTAAAAAAGTACCATTTGAAGTTAAAAAATACATGGTGGGAGGCTTTACCTACGCTGTAGCTGAGCATCCGCCTGTAAGCTTAACGCCTGATATTGTTGACGCGGCTATTACTGCATCTGGAATTCAGCCGCTCGATTGAATTGATTTTCAATAATCAACCCGCCATAATCATGTCATCGGAGCCTGAACAACTCCGGTGACTTCTGCGCATTTAAGGGGACTTAAATGCGACCACAATATGAACTCCTCACCTTGTCACAGATGCAGAAATGCACCTGCGATTTTCTGCATTCTGCGGTTTCCGTTAAGGAGGCCGTATGACTCTGCCAGTAGACGGCATCAAGCTCCATCGCGGCAACTTCGCGGCCATTGGCCAGCAGATTCAGCCATTGCTGGATGCCGGGCAATGCTTCCGCCTTCAGGTTAAGCCGTGGCGCGAGAAGCGCAGCCTGTCGCAGAACGCGCTCAGCCACATGTGGTACACGGAAATTAGCGAGTACCTCATCGCGCGTGGCAAGACCTTCGCTACGCCTGAGTGGGTCAAAGACGCGATGAAGCACACCTATCTCGGCTACGAAAGCAAGGACCGGGTAGACGTCGTGTCCGGAGAGGTCACTAACGTGCAGTCACTCCGCCATACGTCTGATCTGGAAACGGGCGAAATGTACATTTTCCTGTGCAAAGTCGAAGCCTGGGCGATGAATATCGGCTGCCACCTGACAATTCCGCAGAGCTGTGAATACCAACAGCTGCGCGATAAGCAGGAGGCCTGATGTCAACTCCACTTTCCCGCGTCATCACGAACGAAATCTTCCGCGTTCCGGCGCGCCGCAAACGTAAGGCCGCGGTTAAGCCGTCCGACATCCCGACACTGAAAGACTACACCGCCCGCCTGGTGGATCAGAAATGGCTGCGTCTCGCGGCAAGGAGGGCGCATGGCTAATTTATGCAAAGCGGCACGCGGCCGAGAATGTCAGGTGCGGATCCCCGGCGTATGCAACGGAGATCCTGAAACCTCAGTACTGGCTCACATACGTCTTGCTGGTCTATGCGGGACCGGAATCAAGCCGCCTGACCTGATCGCCACCATCGCATGCAGCAGTTGCCACGACGAGATTGATCGCCGCACCCGTCTGGTCGATGCGGAATTTGCAAAGGAGTGCGCGTTGGAAGGCATGGCTCGCACGCAGGTCATCTGGCTTAAAGAGGGGCTCGTAAAAGCATGAATGAATACCGCATCAGTCTCCCATGGCCGCCGAGCAACAACCGCTACTACAGGCATAACCGCGGGCGCACGCACATCAGCGCAGAAGGGCAGGCGTACCGCGACAGTGTCGCCAGAATCATCAAAGACTCAATGCTGGATATCGGTCTGGCAAACCCCGTGAAAATCCGTATCGAGTGCCACATGCCGGATCGCCGCCGACGAGACCTGGATAATCTGCAAAAGGCAGCGTTCGACGCCTTGACGAAATCCGGGTTCTGGCTCGATGACCAGCAGGTCGACTACTACAGCGTGAAGAGGATGCCAATCGTCAAAGGCGGCAGGATTGAACTGACCATCACCGAACTGGAGGGCGCATGAACCACACAGACTTCCTGCGGTACCAGGCAGAAAGCGTTAAGCGCGCCAGCATGCCGCCAGTAGCAAAGCACAGCCAGACCAAAACTAATCAGTCTCAGAAGGAAGCCGCATGAACAGTCAGCAACTGGAATACGTACGTCAGCAGCTCATTGTGGCGACCGCAGATCTGAGCGGGGCGACGAAAGGGCAACTGGTAGCTTTCGCCGAGAACGCACAATTCACCGCGACGGCGCGCAGCCGGGGCCGCAAAAAGATATTCGACAAGGATAAGCAGCGCATGGTCAATCCTGACGGCCCGCCGATGAGCGGCAGCCAGTCACGCGCCAAGGGGTCATCTATAGCGCTGGTGGGGCCGGTTGAGTTCGTGACCGCATCGTGGCGCCGCGCTGTGCTGTCTCTGGCAGACCACCAGAAAGCATGGCTGCTCTGGAATTACAGCGAGAATATCCGCTTTGAATACCAGGTGTCGATCACTCAGTGGGCGTGGGCAGAGTTCCGTGAGCAGCTCGGCACGAAGAAGGTGGCCGGCAAGACGATGGAGCGCCTGAAGAAACTGATATGGCTGGCGGCGCAGGACGTCAAAGCGGAGCTGGCGGGCAAGGATGTGTATCAGCACCAGGACCTGGCGGCTCTGTGCGGCGTTAAACCTGATAACTGGTGTCATAACTACGCCGATTACTGGCTGGCCATGTGCACCATCTTTAAGCGGCTTGATGGTGATTCTCTTCTTTGTGCTGTGAGAACACGATCACAACAAAAAGCGACTTTTTCGCAGCAGGGTGTTGCAAAAGTCAATTAAATAGCATACATTTCATGTAAATCTGATATCGTCGCCATAGCTTCGTAGGTCGACAAAGAATTAAGAGCCTCGCCATCGTGCGGGGCTTTTTCGTTTCAGGGTCAGAAGCACAGCGGTTGTGCGTTCGGCTGTTAACCGAATGGTCGAAGGTTCGAATCCTTCCTGTCCCGCCAAATTCGCCGGTCTAGTTCAGTGGCAGAACGGCAGCCTTGTAAGCTGCGCGTCAGAGGTTTGATTCCTTTGCCCGGCACCAGAACCCACTACCTGGGACCCTTCGGCCAGAGAGCCGACATTGCCTTACCCTCATCTTCCCGGCCTGTCGCCGGGTTTTTTATTCAGGCCGCAGACAATCATTTCCAGATGCCATGTAGCTATCGTGTCTGACGGCCTTTCCCCACTACACAAACAGCACCCCGTTTTTTCGGAGGTGATATGGCTAAACGTATGCAAGATAAAGAAAGCATTGCCGGAGTGTCATGGCTGATAGTCCTTGCTCTGTCATGCTGGGGCGGCCTAGTCCGATACCTTATTGACGTTAAGCAGAATAAAGCCACCTGGAGCTGGATCAACGCGCTGGCGCAAATTGCAGTGTCCGGCTTTACCGGACTCATTGGTGGCCTGATCAGCGTTGAGAGCGGGCTGAGTCTTTACATGATTCTGGTTACGTCTGGCATTAGCGGAGCGATGGGCTCCGTAGCGCTGACGTACTTCTGGGAACGTCTGACGGGGATGAAGAATGCAAACCAGTGAGAAAGGCATTGCCCTGATCAAAGAGTTCGAAGGCTGCAAACTCACCGCCTACCGGGACAGTGTCGGTGTATGGACGATCGGCTATGGCTGGACTCAGCCTGTCGACGGGAAACCAATTCGCGCCGGGATGACGATTAAGCAGGAGACAGCAGAGCGCCTGCTGAAGACCGGACTGGTCAGCTACGAAAGCGACGTGTCACGATTGGTTAAAGTTGGCCTGACTCAGGGGCAATACGACGCCCTGGTGTCGTTCACGTACAACCTCGGCGCCAGGTCACTGTCGACATCGACCCTTCTGCGAAAACTCAACGCCGGTGATTACGCTGGTGCAGCCGATGAGTTCCTGCGCTGGAATAAAGCTGGTGGGAAGGTGCTGAATGGCCTGACACGTCGCCGTGAGGCAGAGCGCGCTCTGTTCCTGTCGTGACTGGTGCACTGGTTAAGCGTTACTGGCTGCAACTGATTTTGGTGGCGGTTATCGGCGTGCTGGTGTTCTTCGTGAACCACTTCCGCGACAACGCTATCAACTACAAAGGCCAGCGCGATAAAGCGTCGGTCAGGGCAGAAACATCGGAGGCGATCACCAACAACGTGATCACCACGATGAACCTTATCCGTGACATCTCACAGGCTACCCAGAATGCAAAGAACGAACTGGCTCAAAAGGGCGAAACGCGCATTGTCTACATCAGGCAGGCACTTGAAGGCGATCCGTGTGCTAACCAGCTTGTTCCTTCTGCCGCTGCTGACAGCCTGCGGGAATACGCAGACAGTTTACGTTCCGGCCCCGGTGGTGCCGATAAGCGCTGACCTGACCGCAGACACACCGATCCCCGGAATGGTGGTTCCGTTCACATGGCAGGCAAGTCTCGAGTTAAACGCTCAGCTCTACACGGCGCTGGGGCAGTGCAATCTGGATAAGGCAGCAATCAGGAAAATCGAATCATCAAGAGCCTCGCAATAGCGGGGCTTTTTTATGCGCATCTCACGCGCACATCAACGAGAGCCTTTCAGTAAGCGAGCCTGAGAAATGCCGTTATAGGTGGCGACCTCTCTCGGGCGGCTTTTCTGTGAGACAGGCTCACTTTCTAAAAGGTAAAGACGCTATGAATCATCAATTGGCTAATCTCGATTTCCGGGACATGGTGGCTGTTTCTGGTGATCGCGTGATCACAACCTCCCGCAAGGTGGCGGCTTACTTCGACAAGCAGCATCACCACATCATTCAGAAAATCGAAAAGCTAGACTGTTCGGATGAATTTCTAACCAGCAACTTTTCGCGGGTTACCTATGAACACAAGGGTAATCAGTATGTTGAATATGAAATCTCCAAAGACGGCGCGATGTACATCATTATGTCGTTTACCGGCAAAAAAGCTGCCGCCATCAAAGAGGCGTTTATCAAAGCATTTAATTGGATGCGTGACAGGCTGATGGAGCTGGCTCACTCATACCAAAGAGAGCACAACGAGTTAATGCTGGAGTTCATGAAGGAAAAGGATGTTGCCAGTATGTCAGGCCGCTTGCTGAACCGCTGGGGCAGAGTGAAGAAGCCACAGCTCATAGCAAGAATCGAAAGACTTGAGCAACAGGCACAGATAACGATCCCTGGCTTGCCAAAGTGACCATTACAAAGCTCATCTGCTGGTGGGCTTGATAATGGAAAAACAGTGATGCCTATAAGTTTTGGTAATTAGAAAAAACCTCAGATAAGTGCTAAAAATTTGCCCAGTAAACAATGATGAGATGAAGAATGAAAATCCTGGGATTTGATGAGCACAGAACAAAACGTGGGAGTGGTGCATTAAAGTTCTTTGAGCTGGAGCGTGTACCAAGCAGTGACTGGGTAAAGATATTCGAAAGCCTGTTCACAAAAAGTGGTGATGAGGCGTGGGTTGAGGGGTATTGCATAGTGACGAACTGCCCAAGCAGTGACATAGCTGAAAGGCTAGTGCAGTTACAATCAAAGTGTGAAGAAGCAAACACAATATTCAGAACTAAGAACTCAACTCTTTGAACAGTAATCGCCGCCTCCGGGCGGTTTTTTGTTGCCATCACCATGGGCAGGCTCATCGTAATGGCAACATCTCAATCATACTAATGGAACACCAGTTATCATGTAATGGATAACGCTCAGAGAAAACCAGACCAGAATGTATGTGATAGGGGCTTGCAGAATCGCAACCCAGCCCTGGGAAGTAAGCATTTTATCTCCTTTTCAAAATTTGAAAGTAATGGCCGCGATTTGGCCTTCAATAGTGGTCTCTAATTCGCAAGGGCAGGGATTTGCGATTTTGGGGAGGAAAGAATGCCAGTTTTGTCTAACGCTGTTAGACATGACCTCTCTAATAGTGGGCTTTAATCCAATCCCACAGCTGATAGTAAAACAGACATCATCTAAATCGGATGGGAGATTCCTAATGTCCGACACCTACATTATCAAACTGACGACGAACGACGGCGGCGAGTACACGGGCAAGATGTCACGACGTCAGCCTGAGCTGGTGAACGGCTTTGTGCCGCTGGCGACGGAGACAGGAGAGTGGCTGTATTTCGCTCCGGCCGATGTGAAGCGCGTGCACTTTACGCCGGTACCGGCAGAGCAAGCCGAACAGCCAGAAGAACAAACAGCGGAGTAACGAAACTATGGCGACCAAACCAAAGACTGGCCGCCCTTCTGATTATCTACCAGAGGTGGCTGCTGACATCTGTTCACTGCTTGCCGATGGGGAAAGCCTGCGCAAAGTTTGTGACCGACCAGGGATGCCTAACAAGGCGACGGTATTCCGCTGGTTGGCACAACATGCAGAGTTTCGCGACCAATACGCGAAAGCCACTGAGACACGCGCTGATGCGATTTTCGAAGATATGTTCGATATCGCTGACGGTGTGAATGAAGAGGCTGCCGCAGTAGCCAAAGCACGTCTTCGCATCGACACGCGAAAATGGGCCCTGGCCCGCATGAACCCGAAAAAGTACGGCGACAAAGTCAGCCAGGAAATCGACCACAAATCTTCAGACGGAACTATGACTCCGAAGCCGACTGTCATCCAGCTGCTCCCCGTTGAGCCGAAATCATGAGTGAAGCCGTTCAACTGCCGATCCCCGCCAAGCTTGCGCCGCTGTTCACCGCCGTGAATAAACGTTACCGGTGCTCGCATGGTGGGCGTGGTAGCGCCAAGACGCGCACATTTGCGCTGATGACAGCCGTAAAGGCGTATCAGTCGATGATGAACGGTGAAAGCGGCGTGGTGCTCTGCGCACGTGAGTTCATGAATTCGCTGGAAGAATCGAGCATGCAGGAGGTTAAACAGGCGATCCTGTCTGTCCCCTGGCTGGCTTCCAACTTTGATATCGGCGAGAAGTACATCCGCACCATCGACAAGAGCGTTAACTACGTGTTCTGCGGTCTGCGGCATAACCTCGACAGTATCAAGTCGAAAGCGCGCATCCTGCTGTGCTGGGTCGACGAGGCTGAATCAGTCAGCGAAATAGCCTGGCAGAAGCTTAGCCCGACAGTTCGTGAGGAAGGTTCGGAGATTTGGGTGACGTGGAACCCGGAGCGCGACGGCAGCGCAACGGATAAACGTTTCCGCAAAGAAGCCGGCGACGACTGCATTACCGTTGAGATGAACTATACGGATAACCCGTGGTTCCCTGACGTGCTTGAAGGTGAGCGACAGAACGACCAACGCCGCCTCGACCCGGCGACATACGCATGGGTGTGGGAAGGCGCTTACCTCGAAAACTCTGATAAGCAGGTGCTGGCCGGAAAATACCGGATCGCCGAGTTCTCAGAAAATCTCTGGAAAGAAGCTGATCGCCTGTTCTTCGGTGCCGACTTCGGTTTCGCCAAAGACCCTAACACGCTGGTGCGTTCGTTCATCCTGCACAACCGGCTGTACATCGAATACGAGGCATACGGTCAGCAGACAGAGCTAGACCACATGCCTGAGCTATATGACACGATTCCCGGTGCGCGAGACTGGCCCATTAAAGCCGACTCCGCTCGACCCGAGACGATCAGCTATCTCAAGCGGCAGGGCTTCACCATATCAGCCGCTGAGAAATGGCAGGGTAGCGTTGAGGACGGGATCGCACACCTGCGCGGATTCGACGAAATCATTATCCATCCGCGCTGCAAGAACGTAGCGCGTGAGGCCTGTATGTGGTCGTACAAAACGGACCGCATCACTGGCGAGGTGTTGCCGAAATTGGCCGACGGTTACGAACACTGCTGGGACGGTATTCGCTACAGCCTCGACGGACACATTAAGCGTAAGGGCCAAATGGCCGGGATGATGATCCCTAAGAGATTAAGGGGAACGTGAATTAAAGTTGGACAGATTGATGCCGATAATATGTTGTGAAATCGACCTATGGAGGCGGCATGATTGATCAGAAAACTGTAGTGCAAGTTAATTACGGACAAGAAAAAGACGTTGTTTTGGGAGAGATTGTTAAGTTCGGTTATTACCAGCCTACTCCTGGTGGGCATATTGAGGTTACAGCGAGTGGCATTCCTTCAGACTGCTCTTCAGTTTGCAAAGAATTAGTCGCACGCATAGGCAAGATGATTCAGCTACGCCTTGTTTCTTCAATAAGTACTTCTGAGTTTACTATCAAACTTGACCAGTTATCAGTTAGCGAATCCCCTGTAGATCCGGGCGCAATCGAAATTTATTTATCCGGCATCCAACCAGACAAGCAATAAGCACTAATTAAGTTATAGGTCGCCACGGCGGCCTTTTTTATTGCCATAAATCCACCAACGGACAATCCATGACTGACAAATTAACTCTCGCCGTCAACCATGCGTTGAACGATGCGCGGATGGCGCGCGCCCGAATGGGGCTGCTGGCACCAACAATGGGGCTGGACAATAAGCGCCATTCTGCATGGTGCGAGTATGGCTTCCCTGAGCAGGTAACCTACGAAAACCTCTATGCTCTCTACCGACGCGGTGGCATAGCACACGGCGCAGTAGAGAAGCTGGTGGGCAAGTGCTGGCAGACTAACCCGGAAATCATCGAGGGTGACGACGCCGACGAGAGCAAGGATGAAACCCCTTGGGAGAAGAGCGCCAAAAAGGTTTTCACTAAGCGACTCTGGCGCGCTTTTGCTGAAGCAGACCGCCGCCGTTTAGTCGGTCGCTATGCTGGCATCCTGCTGCACATCAATGACTCCAGAAAGTGGGACCAGCCGGTTGTTCGTGGGAAGTCACTAAAAAAGGTTACGATCGCATGGGCCGGTTCGTTAACTGTCAGTCAATGGGCAACTGACGAGAATTCGGCAGACTACGGTCAGCCAAAGCAGTGGAAATACGTTGAGAGTCTGCCAAACGGAGGGACCAATCAGCGATTCGTGCATCCCGATCGCGTCTTCATCCTGGGTGACTACTCGAATGATGCCATTGGTTTCCTTGAGCCTGGCTATAACGCCTGCGTCAGCCTAGAGAAGGTTGAAGGTGGGTCAGGTGAAGCATTCCTGAAGAACGCCGCTAATAAGCAGAGCATTAATTTCGACAAAGACGTTGATTTCAACAACCTTGCTTCTTTGTACGGCGTATCTGTTGATGAGCTTCAGGAGAGATATAACGATGCTGCCAGAGAGTTAAACATCGGTAATGACGTTCTTCTGATTACTCAGGGTGCCCAGGTAACGTCGATGGTGTCGGCAGTTTCAGATCCTGACCCAACCTATAACGTCAACCTGCAAACCTTTGCCGCTTCTGTCGATGAGCCGGTGAAAATTCTGGTGGGGATGCAAACTGGCGAAAGGGCGAGCACTGAAGATCAGAAGTATATGAATGCTCGCTGCCAGTCACGCCGCGGTGACCTGTCATTCGAAATTGAAGACTTCAGTGACAAGCTCATTGACCTGAAAATCATTGATCCTGTCAGCGAAAAGACGGTTATCTGGGATGACCTCAACGAGCAGACTGGAACTGAGAAGCTCGCCAATGCAAAAACCATGGCTGAGATTAACCAGACGTTCCAGGGCAGCGGAGAAAATCCGGCATTCAGTCGCGAAGAAATTCGCACAGCTGCCGGTTATGAAAACGTCGATGAATTCCCGTTAGGAGAAGAGGATGGCGACGAAGAAGACGAAGCCACCGATTCTGCCGCGTAACTATCAGGATCCGACCGGAGCTGATGCGCTGGAGCGCCGGGCAATGAAAGACTTCGCCAGGCGAATGAATAAGATTGGCAAAGCGTACAAATCAGCACTCGACAAAATACCTTCCTCCCTCGCAGTAAACGCCAGATACGAATACCAGCTAAACCCAACGCTACTTTCCATCATCCTGAACGATGCCAGTTATCTGGTTGATCAGGTGCTGCTTGAAGGTGGCGATTACGACTTGTGGTTTTACGAGTACATCGATCTGGCATCGGAGAAAGGGACCGGTCAGTCGTTCTACAACCTCAGCCAGCAATCCCCGGTGTACGCCGCCGGGCGTGAGTCGCTGACGTCCATCCTCGCAAGCGACCCGTACCAGCAACGCATGGCGCTGGTGCATGCCCGTGTGTTTGAGGAAATGAAGGGGCTGACAGCTGACGTTAAGCGCCACATGGCGCGCGTGCTGACTGATGGTGTGGGGCGCGGGCTCAATCCGCTGGATATTGCCCGCAACCTGACAGACCAGACCGGCATCGAGAAACGCCGGGCGAACAGAATCGCGCGTACAGAAGTGACCACCGCGCTGCGCCGGGCTAAGTGGGATGAAGACCAGGAGGCGAATGACCTTTACGGCCTTAAAACGCTTCTGGTTCACATCTCGGCGCTTTCACCGACAACGCGGCATACCCACGCAGTGCGCCATGCCCACCTCTACACCAATGAAGAGGTCCGTGACTGGTACAGCAAGGATGGCAACTCCATCAACTGCAAATGCAGCCAGCAGTCGGTGCTGGTGGATGCGGACGGTAATCCGGAATACCCGGACACCATCACGAAACTCAAACAGGAATATAAATCGATGCAGGCGCGCGGTTACGCCTGGGCGGGGAAATAACTATGCCTATGCAGGTCAACATCACCACGAAGGTGAACAGCCAGTCTATCCGTCGTGAAACATACAACGATCGCGAGCACCTGGTGCTGCCGAGTTACACACTTCCGGCGAACGTCGTCATGAATGGCGGCTTGTACACGCAAGAGCAAATCGACGCCCACTATCAGGGCCTGGAAGGCACCCTGGCACCGCTGGGTCATCCTCAGGTGAACGGTCAGTTCGTGTCTGCTTTCTCACCAGAGGGGATTAACGCAGGCCATATCGGCGCCTGGAACCGCAACGTTAAGAAGTCCGGTAATCGCATCTATCTCGAAAAGTGGGTTGATGTGGCCAGGGCCAGAGAGTCTGAAGGTGGCAGGGAACTGCTTGAACGTGTCGCTGCCATTGAGCGCGGTGAAGACGTTCCGCCGATTCATACCAGCGTGGCCGCTTTCCTCGATCAGCTTGAGCCGAACGAGCAGGAGCGCGCAACAGGTGCGGAGTGGGTTGCCGACATCCATCGCATGGACCACGACGCGATCCTGTTGCACGAGGTTGGGGCTGCAACCCCTGAGCAGGGAGTTGGCCTGATGGTCAATGCCGATCTGGCTCAACCGCTCAAGGCTAACTCTGGCGCGCTGGTGGGTGAATCCTACCGGGAGCGCGAACAGCGTCTCGATCGCGCAGCCAAAGCGAAGTTTGCGGCGGGCGCGGATGAATACGCCTGGATTGCTGACTTCACTGACTCGCAAGCGGTAATCATCCGCAACGGCGGAACTGCTGAGGTGTTTGGGTACAAGTCTGAGGGTGGAGTTATCACCTTCGACGATACCGGCACCGCAGTAGCGCGCCAGGAGTCGTGGGTCGCAGTCGTAGCTAACAAATTCAAAGCTCTATTCACACCGCAGGAACAGCCTGCACCAAACCACAAAACGGAGGGCGACATGCCTTTAACCACTGAAGAGAAACAAGAGCTGATCAGCGAAATCGGTAAAGGCCTGGCCGCAAACTTCGCCGAAGCCCTGAACCCGATTAAGGATGCGATCACCGGCCTACAGGCCAATCAGGACAAGCTCACTGAAACGCTAACTGCAAACTCTCGTGCGGAAGAAAAAACAAAGCGTGATGCGGTTGCTGCGGTTCATGGCGACATCGTGGCCAACGCGCTCTCAGGCGATGCCCTGGACGCAATGTTCAAGTCGCTGGGCGAAGCTGCTCCGCTGGGCACCAACAATGCTCAGCAGCACAAAGAAACCGGCGCACCTGCCGCAGACGAACACTTCAAGTAAGGAGCCGGAATAATGCCACGTTATCGTCGCGTTAATATCGACGGTCAGTCTCTGTACAAGACCGAAACCCGCACTACGGCCGCGGCGCTGCTTCCAGGCACTGCGGCAACCATCAACTCCTCAGATAAGTTTGCTCAGGCAACTGCGCTGACCGGCCGCCTGTACATCATCGATGTCGGTTATCACCAGGGCTTGACCATCACCGAATCAATCCCTGCCGGTGATTCGGCTGTCGGCAATTACGTCGAAGAAGGTCGTGAACTGGCGCTGCGCTGCCTGCCTGGTGCGTATAAAAAAGACAGCCCGATCAAGCTGGGTACTGCCGGTCAGTTTACCCTGGCAACCGATGACACTGATTCAGTGATCGGATACAGCCAGGATGAATACACCATCGCGGCCAGCACCACCGACTTCATCCGCGTGCGCATGCGCGTTGGCACTGCCGCCGCTGCTGGCGCGTAACAAAAGGACAAAAACATATGTACTTCTCAAAAGAGACGCTGGCGACTAACTCCCGCCTTGGCGGGCACTGGAGTGAGCTGTGGGCAAACCGCAACATGTGGAACCTACAGAACGATTCCATCATTGCGGCTAACCGCGCAATCATGACGCCTGACATGCTGGCCTGTAACGCCGTTGGCGGTTTCTCCCGTGACTTCTGGGCTGAGATTGACAACCAGGTGCTGCAACTGCGGGATCAGGAAGTTGGCATGGAAATCGTGAACGACCTGATCGGCGTTCAGACGGTGCTGCCGGTCGGTAAAACCGCCAAGCTGTATAACGTGGTTGGCGACATCGCCGATGACGTGTCAGTAAGCATCGATGGTCAGGCGCCGTTCTCCTTCGACCACACTGACTACGCGAGCGACGGCGACCCGATTCCGGTGTTCACTGCTGGTTACGGTGTTAACTGGCGTCATGCTGCTGGCCTGAACTCTGTGGGCATCGATCTGGTGCTGGACTCGCAGATGGCGAAGATGCGCAAGTTCAACCAGAAGCGCGTCAACTACTACCTGAACGGCGATTCAAAAATTCAGGTTCAGTCCTATCCTGCGCAGGGCATCAAGAACCACCGCAACACCAAGAAGATTAACCTCGGATCTGGTGCTGGTGGCGCGAACATCGACCTGACCACCGCTGACATGACTGCGATCTTCGCATTCTTCGGTAAAGGGGCATTCGGTACAACCGCGCGCACCAACAAAGTTGCCGTATACGATGTGATGTGGGTTTCCCCGGAAATCTGGGCAAACCTGGCGCAGCCGTACGTGGTGAATGGCGTTGTAAGCGGCACTGTATTGCAGGCGGTTCTGCCGTTCGCGCCGGTGAAAGAAATCCGCATGAGCTTCGCGCTGACCGGTAACGAGTTTATCGCGTACGTTCGTCGCCGTGACGTGATCTCTCCACTGGTGGGTATGGCCGTAGGTGTTGTTCCGCTGCCGCGCCCAATGCCTAACGTTAACTACAACTTCCAGATCATGTCTGCTGAAGGTCTGCAAATTACCGCAGACGATCAGGGCCTGTCCGGCGTTGTCTACGGCGCTAACCTGGCGTAAGGAAACAGCATGGCTAAATACGAAGTTGTGCGCCCATGGTTCGGCGTGAAGGTTGGCGACGTGGTGGAATTGAAAGAGCTTCATCCGGCGTTGAAGTCTAACGTTCGGCTGATGAAAGGCGAAGCTGGTGGCGAGCTGAAACCAGCAACACCTGATGCCGGTACTGGTGAGAAATCTCGCAAAGAGATTATTCAGGACCGCCTTACTGAGCTGGGCATTGAGTTCAAGGGCACCTTGGGCGCTGAAAAGCTCAGTGAGCTGTTGCCAGATGGCGAACTCGAAAAGCTTTTCCCTGCTGAATAACAGCCGCCGCTAAGGCGGTTTTTTTATGCCCCGCTCCGGCGGGGTATTTCACGGAGTCGATAATGGTAACTCTCGAACAGGCGAAGGAGTATCTGGAGAGCCAGGGAATTACCATTCCCGATTTTGTTCTTCAGGCTCTCGTCGACCAGGCCAACAGCATACAGGAGTGTCTTGATGCGCATTATCCGGCATCGACCGCGCTGCTGATTCAGCTCTATCTGCTGGCGCTTATGGGGCTCGGGCAGGGGGATAAATACATCTCCAGCCAGACGGCTCCAAGCGGGGCGTCGCGTTCTTTCCGGTACCAGTCGTTCACCGACCGCTGGAAAGCATCAGTGAACCTGCTGCGCGGGCTGGATAAATACGGTTGTGGAACCTCCCTTATTCCTGCCGACCCTACCGCCGCTCCGGCATTCGCTGGTATCTGGATCGGTAAGGGCGGCTGTATGTGCGGTGGCAAGTGATGACGTACAAATCAGTTAAGCACGGGCTGCCGCGTTCGTTCACCCGCGTCTGGGTGATGACCGACACCGGGCGGGAGACTACCGGCTACCTGAAATCGGACGGCGAGTGGTTTATCAACTGCCCGCGCATCCGGGCGACTGGCGCGAAGGTGCTGCGCTGGAAGGAGGGCTGATGTCATCGGTAGCGAACTGGTCATACACAGCCACGGCGACCATCTGGCGCAAGCTGGAAGGCAATGACGAATACGGCGACCCGCTGGGCTATGCCGAGCCTGAGCAAATCCTCTGTGATTACGAGGGCGGGCTCAGCAAGAAGTTAGCCAGCCTGGGCGCCGAAATCGTCGTGAAGAACACCGTCTGGACGGAGTTCGCGCTGGCGGCCGCCGGTGATTACCTGCTGATTGGCGTTTCTACCGAAGCTGACCCGGTTGTGGCCGGTGCCGACGAGGTGCGGCAGGTTATTCGCTACGCCGACACGTTTGAGCGCGTTGCGGATGATTACGCCATTCTGACTGGTGTTTAGCTGATTTGAGGTACTTATGAGCATGAAAGATGGTGACCTGGTCTTTGAATCGGAATTGGACCGGTTCGACCTGAAAAATAATGAGCTTACTCATGCACCTTCACCAGTAATTGCTCATGCAGAAAAGCCAATAGGGATTTACAGGATTATTTTTAAGAACGGCATTCCGATAGATTCCTGGATTCAGCCAATTCAAAACTGAGGTTGCTTCGGCGGCCTTTTTTATTGCCTGGAGAAAACCATGGGCATAAAAGTGAAGGGCATCAGCCAGGCGAAGAAAAACCTTAATGCTCTGGTTGGTGATATTCAGGGGAGAAAGGTCGTCAGAGCCATGCAATCAGCTTTGATTATCGGCGGATCTCAGGCGGCGCTCTATACCCCGATCGATACATCAACCCTCATCAATAGCCAGTTTCGCGAGATTACTGTAAATGGAAATCGCGTGACGGGCCGGGTGGGTTATTCGGCTAACTATGCTGCATACGTCCATGACCCAAGCGTACCTCAGAACTTCCGCCGGGCGACGGCAAGGAAGGAGTTTTTAACCAAAGGGTTTGATGATACCCGCAGGCAAATCGACGCGGTAATTAAGAAGGAACTATCACTTTGACCACTCCGATGTATAAGCGTGTTCGCAACGTGCTCGTTGATGCTGGGCTTACTACTGGCTACATCATCCAGTCTTTGTCTTGGGTAGATTCTGGAAAACTAACCGATCGGTTCATTGTCTTCCGCCCAAATGGCGGCACGGCGATAGACCGGGATATGGCAGCAGATTATTACGTTCTGGTTGACGTTATTGCAGGAACGGCTAAGGGCGATAAGGCCAAAGCCGAGGCCGATGTTGAAGCCATTATCGAATATGTGAAAGCCAATCCGATGACAAATCGCTGCCTGGGGCAAATCTCAAATATGGGCGGCATACCATCACCTGTAATGACTACCGAAGGGCGTATGGTGTGGCGCCTGCAATTTGCCTGTCTCTTCGGCGGATAGCTAAAAATCAACATCACACAAGGTCGCTCTGAGCGGCCTTCTTTATTATCAGAAATGAGGTAAGCAACGATGCAAGGCTGCTCCAATAACGAACAACTAATTGGTCGCGCGAAGACGCTGGAACTGGCGTACGGATGCGCTGACATGGTGCCGGAGGAGGGTGACTGGAAGTTAATGGGTCTTCCAACTTCGGCTACGTGGGATTTAAGTCCTGAGGCGCTGACGTCTGATGCGGATAATGGCGGATTCAGTTCAAACCTGATCTCCAGCCTCGATCCAACCTATTCGATTGAAGGTGAGGTACGTGTTAAGGACCGCACCGACGAATTCGGCGTTCAGCAGTTCGTGAAGTATATCGTTGATGAGGTACGCGCCCGCCGTCAGCCTGGCGTGTGGATGCGTTTCCATTGGGGCGATTATTATCACATCGGCTACATGGTGCCGTCTGGTGCCAGTGATGGTGGCGGCGTAAAGGAAATTGTCACCTACAGCTTTGAGTTCAAGCTGGCAGATGGTTCTACTTTCCAGATCACCGAAGCTGATGGCGATATCGCGGTAACAGGCGTGACGGTTACACCAACCAGCAGTTCTATTGCGGCTGGTTCAAGTACAACATTCACCGTGAACATTTCCCCAGAAGATGCTGACAATAAAGTATTTACTGTCACTTCGTCCGTGCCAGCTCGCGCTACGGTGGCTTTCTCAGGCAGTACCGTAACTGTATCTGCCCCATCGGGGGCTACGGCGGGAACCGCAGTGATTACTGTCACCACTGATGATGGTGCATTCACGGCAACCCACACCGTAACTGTCACTGTGTAAGCAAAACAAAGGGTAGATCGCTGCCCTTGATTTTGCTTATGGGGGGATAGATGACACCAGTTAAAGAGTTTGGAGAATGCCTTATTAGTGTCGGGGATAAGGACTACTTTTTCCGCCCGTCATTTCTCGCGATATCAAGTATCGGCGATCCGGTAGAAATCGTTCAGACGTTTTACGATCTTTATAATGATGAGGCCGCTAATCTCATCAAGAAGGCTGCCGAATCCTACATTCATTCAGAATATGATAGCCTGCCTGAATATGTAATTCACTACATCAAGAGCGGCATACTAAGCCGTAAGGCGATCATGGCTGCGCATGCGGTTTTGTCTGCATGCTGTGAGGATGATGTAGGGGATCTTATCGGCTGGATGAAGCCAAGTAAAAGCCGGAAGCGCGGATTTATGTGGCGGCAGGGTATTATGTCGCCTCAGGAAATGGTCATTATCGCTCAAAGCTTGATGATGCACGGCGTTATCGGGAAGGGAAACTTACGTAAGCTACAGCGCCACGAATCGAACGAGCCTACCAATGAATTCAGGGCGTCGGATTACATTATTGCTGCGAGAAATCACTTTAACATCAGTAAAGAAGAGGCCGCGCAGTTGACTATGACAGAGTTCCAGATGATGTTGGTTGCTAAATACCCTGAACAGAAGGGGTATACGCGGGATGAGTACGATAGCGCGGCAGATGACTACTTTGCGCGACGTAAGCGCAGGCTGGCAAGGGAGAATCAGAAGTAACCGATCTTCGGTCTACCAGCTTTTGAAGTCAATAAATCAACCTTTTCCGTTGCAACTGTGCTATTCCTGGTTAGGATGTTTCCACTTTTACCAATGGGGAATAGAAAGATGCGTACATTAATTTTATTGGGAACGCTGCTCGCTGCACCTTGTGTTATGGCGGCTACTGATGCAGAAATTGTCAATGCTGTGAAACAAAGAGCAGAAAGCGGTTTCTTTCCAAAAGACGTAAAAGTCGTTTCATTAAAGGAAGTTAATTTCTTCCCTGACGACAGAGACACAGTGTACGCCAGATTTGGAAACGTATGCGGCAAGGCTGAAGTGACCAAAGGTGATAATAAAGCCTCATTGGTATTTATTGCCCCTGTGGTTGAAAAGGCAAGCCAGATTTCTATAGACGATCCGACAATTTACGATCTCACAAAGCAAGGTGAGATTGCAGAAAAAGACATTCCAAATAGATGTAAGTAATAAACACTTGAACATTAAAACCCGCTCCGGCGGGTTTTTTTATGCCCGGAGAAAAGCATGGCCAACAGTGAACAGGTAGGCAATATCGTCTATCAGGTGCAGATGGATGTTGCGAATCTGATTGAGGCCCAGCGCAAAGTAAATGAGCGCCTTGAGAAGATGAGTGGCGGAGCGTCAAAAGCGGCCAGTAAGTTTGACCAACTCCAGACCAGCATAAACAAAGTTGCCGGGGCCATAGCTGCATCGATAGTTGTTGACTGGGGGCGTGCATTCCTCGTTGCTGCTGACAACATGAGCCAGCTCAACGCTCGTATAGAGAGACTTACTGGTAGTGCAGCTACAGCCTCGCAGACTATGCAGAGTCTGATGCGCATCAGTTCGGCAACGGGTGGTTCGCTACAGGATACAGCAAAGCTGTGGGAGACTCTCAGCACGGCGTTGCGCGATACTGGAGCGACCAACGGCCAGATCATCCAGCTTACCGAAACACTTCAGAAAATCGGGCGCATCGGCGGATCATCCACCGAGGAAATGGCTAATGCTCTTCGTCAGTTCGGCCAGTCAATTTCCTCCGGCACTGTCCGGGCTGAGGAGTTCAACTCCATCCTTGAGCAAATGCCTGAACTGGCGCGGCAGATCGCCGCCGGGATGGGCGTAAGTATCGGCGAACTGCGTCAACTGATGTTGGACGGGAAGCTGACAGCAGAAGATGCGCTTAATGCCATCCAGAAACAAACCGGCTCAGTAAATGCAGAGTTCGAAAAACTTCCTCGCACTCTGGCTCAAGCCAATACCGCGCTGACAAACTCATTCCTGTCGATGATTGACTCTGTTAACCAGGCAACAGGCGCAAGCACAGGACTGGTTGCGGTTATCGACTCGATGACGGCCGCTCTCGACAGGCTGGTGGGTAAGGCAATCTCAGCGGATGCGCAGATTTCAGAACTGAACAGCACAGCAGAGATGTTTACCCGCCGGGCGCGAACCTGGTCATGGCTTGGGCTTGATGGCTGGGAGGCACAAAACAAAGCGCTGGCCGGGCTGAGTAATAAAGCCGCCATGCTGGTTGGCGACCTGGCCGCTGTTTCCAAAGCATCGCAGACCGCGGCTAACACAAAGCCGATCGAGATAAAGGCTGTTGCTGGTACAGGCAAAAAGAAAAAAACTCAGGCCGAAAAGGAAGCAGAAAAATATGCTAAGGCGCAGCAGACCGTTAACGAAAAGCTGGAAGAGCTTAGACAGAAGGCGCAACTTTCCGCAGGAAGCTTGGGTGAATTGTCTCGTGCGCAAGCTGTTCTGAATGCTCAGCAGTCACTCGGTAGCGCTGCAACTCAAGCACAGATTAAAGAGGCTGGAGAATACGCCGCCAAAGCATGGGATGCAGCAGCGGCAGCCAGAGGGGTAACTGAAGCACTTAAGGCAATGCCTTTGCAGGCGGAGAATAAATCCTACGCCGAATCCATGCAAAATCTGAAGGCCGCACTGAACGCTGGGAAAATAGATCTCAAAGAGTATAACGCTGCCACGGAGAAAATGGCGCTCGAGCACCAGAATAACCTCGCCAAGATTAACGCCCAGGCCACAGTCAATCCGGTAGCTTCTGCCCGAGCCGAAGTTGACCCGGTACAGCAACTGGTGAACGAAAATAACCAGAAGTTAGCCCTGATGCAGCAATATCAGCAGCAGGAACAGGCGATACTCCAGCAAAGTTACCAAAAAGGGAAAATAAATTACGATCAGTTCGTTGCTGCAAAGGCATCTACCGATGCCCAGTACCTTGCCTTAAAGACTGCGCAGGAAAACCAGTTCAATGAGCAGATGACAGCCGCTCAGTGGCAATTGCTCAGTCAACAAGGTCTTGGTTATGAAATGCTGACAAGCGCGGTGGATGCGTTTTCAGGTAATGCATCTAATGCGTTAACCGGGCTGATCACCGGAACGATGTCAGCGCAGGATGCTATGCGTTCGCTCGGGAATACGATGCTGAACAGCGTGGTCAATGCGCTAGTCCAGGTTGGAGTTGAGGCTCTCAAAAACTTCATTATCGGTCAGACATTGGGCGCAGCTTCTACCGCTGCTTCTGTCGGTATGGCTACCACGACGGCGGCCGCATGGGCTCCAGCCGCAGCGCTGGCCAGCCTGGCATCCTTTGGCGCAAACTCAGCGCCTGCGATGGCTGGTATTGCATCTACCGTTGGGCTTGCTCAAGGGCTGGCTTTGGCTGGGGCCAGATACAATGGCGGACCTGTGTCAGCGGGAAGCATGTATCAGGTCGGTGAGCGAGGGAAGCCGGAGATTTACCAGGCCAGTACCGGTAAGCAATACATGATACCCGGTGACAACGGTCGGGTGATCAGCAATAAGGATATGCAGAGCGGAAGTGGTGTAATAATCAACAATATCGTGCAGAATTACACCTCTGCTACCGTTGATTCTCAGGGTACAGTGAATTCAGATGGTAGTATTACCCTCACTACGATTATCGCGGATTTGAACAATGGTGGCCCGATAAGTCAGGGTATAACCAGTAATTTCAACGTGAAAAGAACCCCGAACGGTCAGGGATAAGGAGACTTACGTGGTAATTGAGCCGGGCGAAGTGCAGTCAATACCAACTGAGATAGGTAAACCACACAGGATACGCCCGAACAGGGCGGTAGAGTTTGTGTTTACTCTAAGTGATGGATCAACTATCAAGGGCATAACGCCTGCTGGGGAAGAGCTGGAATTTACCAATAATGGCGATATCGTTGACATAAAAATCAATATTTACGAGGCACCATCCGGGCCCCGGCTTGTTGATTAATCAAACCCGCTTCGGCGGGTTTTTTAATGCCTGGAGTTTAGATGCCAATTATCGACTATCCCGACTGGCTACCGCTGGCGCAGAAGGCCAGCAAAAACATGACGCTCGATACCGGGTTCCAGACCGATCAGCCAGCGGTCGGCCCAGCTATCTTCCAGAACCTTACCGACGACCTGAAAGTGACCTGGTCCCTCACGTGGATTTTCACCTTGGCGGAAGACCGAGCATTTCAGCAATGGTTACGTAGTCCCAACTATCTTCACGGCGGTCTTTATTGGTTCAGAATGCCGATAAATCTTGGCGGTAGTGGCTTGCAAGTTCAGGAGCTTCACTTTACGAAAGATGGTTTCCCTGTCCAGACCAATATTTCTGGCGGGGTGGTGACATGGACAGGAACCGTTATTGCCAACCATCTGTACAACGTTGACGACGAATTCGACGACGTGATTGTTGAGTTACCGCCGCCATGGCCTTCAGTGCTTGATATCGTGGTGACTGGCTATCCGGACGGACGCGATCCAGAAAGTCTTCCGAGGGTTCCCTGATGCCTTCATATCGTGAATATAATCAGAAGCGCCCGATTAGCGGCTGTTACAACACCATCACGTTCTATCACCCCTCCTTTGGTTACGTCCGCCTCGTCGACAAACAGTTCTTCCCGAAGACGCTTGGCGGCCAGACGTACACGCCTGCGCGGTTTGAAATCGAAGAGAGCCAGCAGAGCGGAACTCCGGTAATCGACGCAACGGTGAAGCTTGGGCGACTGTCTTCAGATATCAAAACGCTGATGAAGAAGTGGAGTGGTGTTTCCAGGCTGTCGCCTATCACGGCAACTCGTCAGGTTTTCGATAGGGTTGATACCTCTACGCCAATGAAGAATTGGACATTATTTGTAAAAACTGTCGATGTTGTTTCAGATAACGCATCAGTTACTTTATCAATGACAAACCCGCTAAATAACAACATTGGCCAACCATATGATCCAGTCGAATACACGGGACTTCAGTACCTCTGATTTTATCAGCCGGATGATCGGCGTGCCGTGGTCTAACCGCGCCTGCTCATTCGAAAAGACTGATTGCTGGGGTCTGGTGGTGCTGTATTACCGACACGTTCTCGGCATTGAGCTGCACCAGACGCCGGGTTACGAAGCCGGGGAAGATTTCTTCACTTGCTATCTGGGAGACGTCGTTTTCTGGCGCAAGGTCCATAAACCGGTCGAGGGCGGGATATTCGTCGGGTACCGCGGCGCGCAACCGGCACACGTTGGCATGGTACTGAACCGGCAGGCGCTGCACTCGCGCGGCGAGAACGGAAGCGTACGCATGGATTCGTTGCTGGTCATTCAGCGGGCATTCACCAAAGTGGAGTTTTTCGAATATGGCGCTGGTTGAGATATCGAATTTTCCAGGAACGCCTAAGCTGCGTTGCAGGGTGCCAAACGGCACCCTTTTTTATGACTGGCTGGCGGCCAATGACGCTACTTTTCACCGCGATCTGCTGATCGTCCGCAATGGTGTGAAGCTGGGCGACGACGATGAGCTGGCGTTTGAACTGAGCGAGCTGGACCATATCCAGATTTTCGACCAGCCAAAGGGCATTGTCGGCGACATCCTGAGCCCGATATTCAAAGTGGTTGGCCAGGTCTTTTCGTTCCTGGCACCGAAACCGGCTATCGCGAACAGCGGCGGTAATACCGTCGACTCACCCAACAATAGCCTGACCGGTCAGACAAATATCGCGCGAGTTTACAAGGCCAAGCCGGACATCTACGGGCAGATTCGCTCTTTCCCTGACCTGATTCAGGAATCTGTATTCGAATACGTTCACCAGACGTCTACGGACGGCGGCCTGAAGTACGTAACCGAGTGGATGTGCATCGGGATCGGCAAATACGATTACGAGTCTGTTCGCTACTCAGAATCGAGCCTTGGCTCTTTGGCCGGTGCTGAATTTCAGTTCTTCCAGCCTGGTGAGGTCATCCCGCAGATCGTCGAAGGCTACGGATTTGATGACGTCGACGGGCAGGAGGTGCCTGGGCAGAACGAAGCCAGTGACTTCCCGATCGAAACAGCGACTGCAAACACTGTAGTCAGCGGCACGTATTCCGGCGGCCAGATAGCGATGAAAATCGTGAAGCAGGCCGAGTTCGATTACTTTATGGGCCTGGTGCTGCCGCACGCGGTGACTTTCACCATCAATGTCACGTACAGCACTGCATCAGGCAACGTTACTACTGACGCTACCTTCTCCGGCACGCTGATCTCCGCCGTTGAAACAAACGACGGTGCGGTTGTTAACCCGGTGCGCTGGTACACGTTTACGATGAACCAGCTCGAGGGTCCGCAGGACATCCCGGCGAACGCCACCATCAACACCACTAAGTTCATCCTCAACGATAACGAGGCGCTGGTGGTCGGCCCGTTCTTCTCCCCGGTCGAGTCAACGCAACTGTGGCTGCATACTCAATCAAGTCTGGGCGGGAAGAAAGAGACCAACTGGAAGGTTGTCATCTGGAAAATTGACGATGACTACAACCAGGTCCCGGGAACGCAGCAGACGTTCACGTACCGGCAGACGACACCTCACCAGTCGACGAGTGAAGTGTTCTATCGCACCGACAAAATCACACCGACCGGCGGCTTCGGGAAGTATGCGGTCAGTTTTCAGCGAACGGATAACTCTGGTGATGCTTCCCTGCTGAAGGTCGAAGAGATCCACAGCATCAACATCCGTACGAATGTCGTTCACCCTACCGATACGCTGGTGCGAGTAAAAGTCCGGGCGACTGAGAACGCTCTTGGCAGCCGTGAGCGCAAATACAACGCGCTGGTGACGCGCCATACCATCACATACGACCTCGACACGCAAACGGTGGATTACACGCTGCGGCCGTCGCGCTCGTTCGCTGATGCGGTGGCGCATACCTGGTTGATTATGGGTGAACAACCGGTAAGCAGTATTGACCTGTACGGTCTGTACTCTATTGCTGAGAGCCTGCCTGATGAGCGACTGGGTTACTTCGACTACACGTTCGACGACGAGAACGATTCTCTCGGCGACCGCGTGCAAGCGATCTGCAACGCGGCTTCAGTGGTGGCCTACTGGGATGACGGCGTGCTCACTTTCACCAGGGATCAGAAAGTTGACTACCCGGCGGCAGTATTCAACCGGGCAAACATGAAGACGGACGAGTACAAAATGACGTACGAAGCCACGCTGCCTGGCGGTTATGACGGCGTGCAAGTCTCCTATGTTCACCCGACCACGAACAACAAGACGTACATCAACTACCGCGTACTGAACGGCACTATCGTCGAGCAGGAAGCCGAGAACCCGAACAAGCTGGAGATCGTCGGTTTCCGTAATGAGTACCAGGCTCGGGAGCGAGCATTACGCGAAACCAAGCGCCTGATCTACTCGCGCGTGAAGATGAACGCCAAGGTGTTTGAGGACGGCATTATCCAGGTGGGTAGCGTCATCCAGATGCCAGACATCTACGACAGCAACCAGCAACAGGGTTACATCACCGGGCGCGCCGGTAATAACTTTGATACCAGCGAGCCGATCACGTTTACCGGTTCGATGTATGTGCTGGTGACAGACAGCCTGGGTAACCCGACGCAGCGCTATCCAGCGGCGGCGCGTGGCGACACGAAGTACGGATTCACCGCAGCAATACCCGATATTCAGCTCAACATCTGGAACGGAGACACTGTGCAGCTACCTTCGCGCTATCTCATTGCGACGGTTGAGGAGCTGGACAGTCAGCTATGGACGGTTAATAGCATCAAACCGAACACCGATAACACGGTATCTCTTACCGTCGCGGAATACAGCGACGCTATCTACGAATAAGCCCCATCCCAACAAACAACACCCGGCCTCGCGCCGGGTTTTTTATGGAATAAATATGGCTACGCAACCAACTCAAGATGCAGTACCAAGTGAATCACCTCGCGACTTGAAATTTAACGCGGGGAAAATTGACGAGTTCGTCACATCGATGGGGTGGACCTATACCGATCGCTTTGGTCAGAAGCACTACACCATTGAGGGCATCAACTATCTTTCCCAGCAGGCAATGGCCGCCTACGGTTACGTAATTCTTACAGGGAAAACTTTCACCACCGGCGCGACTATCAACAACCCTAATGAGGTGCTGCTGAACACCGCAGACGGCGAATATTACAAATGGACTGGTACGTTTGCATCCGGCCCGAAAGTTGTTCCGGAAAACTCTACCCCTGCCAGCACTGGTGGCGTTGGTCCTGGTTCATGGGTTGGTGTCGGTGATGCATCTCTTCGTGCAGCACTGGCCGCGATGGATGGCGAGAAGTTAATTGGTGAGTGTCCAGACATTGCTACGCTTCGAACTATAGAGCCATCCTATGACAAGCAGCGCATCACCGTGCGGGAGCACACCGCAAATACCGGCTATGGTGGAGGAAAGTTTAGAGGGGTACTTGCTGGTTCAGGTTACACCGACAACAACGGTACGATTATCAAAACATCGGGCGGAGCGGCGTGGATAAGAACTAACTCAGAAGTCATCAACCCTCTTATGTTTGGCGCGGTTCCAAGGATAGATGACACTACACCCTCATACCATTCAAATATTAACGCTGCTATCGCTGCTGCATCTGGTAAGTCATTTGACGGCCTTTGCATGGATTTCAACATCTCAGGTGAAATCCTTTACAACAATGCATTGGCAACAAAAGGGCGAAATCTCTACCTGAATGCTATCAAAGCTGCTGCAATAGCAAACATAGTTCGTGTAAATGGAGCCGCGCATAGTATTAATGGATTCAGGATTAAAGGAAATAGTACAGATGCCGCAGCAGGAATAGTTCAAAGTAATACCGCGGCCGGGACAGTGATTGAAAATTGTATCATTGTTGATGTTGGACGAAATGGAATTATCACAGCAGGAAAAGAGTGCATTGTAAGAAATAATAAAACCGATAATTGTGGGTACGCTGGCTCAGGTAACTTTCGATGCTCCATTCAGATGAATGAGGGAGAACATTGTGTGATGGAAGGTAATACCTGCCTTCACGCAAATTGGGGAATCCTTATGCGTAATGAGATAGGGGTAACCCAAGGGTTCTATAACACAATCAGGAACAATATCGTTGTTGCTTCTTCATCGGCTGCAAGTGATAGTCAGGGCATCTCTGCGGCAGCTCAATTTCATCTTACAACTTCTGGTAATATTGTAAGAAACTTTGTTGATAACGGGATAGACCATCAAAACTGCTTTGGACTTCTGATAACAAATAATCAGATTGCAGGCTGCAAAGATGCTGTATTCATCGGTGATAGATCTTGCGGAAGGATTGTTATCTCACATAATAATATAGAGGGTTGCCAACAAGGTGTTAGATATTACAACCCATCATCAAATCCTTTTACTGGACAGACTTTCTCTGATGTTGTTATATCCAATAACTCAATCCTTGGCTCTCTCAATTACGGGATATGGGTTATTATGGCTGGTACATCAAGCGCCAACTACAACACAAATATTGTGAATAACATCGTCGATGGAAACGGGTCAGGCGGACTTGGGATTGTACTGGACAATGTACAGCAAGGTACATGCAGCGATAATTCAGTAAGGAGAGTTAACGGACATGGAATCTCACTGGCATCATGCGAAAGCATAAAGCTAATTGGCAATACCATTACAGATGCTGGATTTGGTACGACCGGGACATATAATGGAATCAACATATCAAGCAGTAATAGGTGTCAGGCGATAGGCAATAGCGCAACAGGCACAACAATGCTTTACGCAATCGTAATTGGTGCTGGTTCATTCAATATGGCACATATGAATGAAGCGCGCTCAACCTCAGGAGCGACGGCAGTTAGCATTTCCGGTGGTACTGGGAACGTAGAATCATTGAATATTAAGTCATAACTAATGCGCCCCTAATGGGGCGCAACTATTCAGATTGGCATACCATATTTGGCATTCATTTCTCTGTCCGGCTGGATTTTTATCTCAATGTTACGAGGTATCAACCCATTGGACTTAAGAGTTTCTGAAATGGCTTTTCCTCTTGTTACCGGGAACGGCCAGTTGTCATTGTTATCACCCTTGGGCACATGTAGGGTCATTGTGCGTTGGTTTCCATTAACTGCGTTTTGCACCTGCTCAATCATATCTTGACCTATCGCGTAAGCAACTGAAAAAGGAACGTTCCCACTATTTGACTCTCGCAAAGAATGAGACTGGTCCGTGGTCTTGTTAATTAAGAACAGCATAACTATTGGAGCGAAATAGTGAACAGCCTTAAAGCGCTCAATGAAGTACCCCAAGCCCAAACTGGCAGCAACTATCAAGTACATAAAAGAACCCCACATTGCCACAGGTCGAGTAGCATAGTTAGCACTAGCCTTTGCGCACACCAGAATAAGAGCCAATGTAGTGATGGCACCAGAGATAACCGATACCCAGAAAGCGTATCTTTTACCTTCAGTGCTTTCATCTGAATTTCTTCTTAGCAAAAACACTGCACCGCAAACCAATCCAACAGTCAGCACAATGAAGAAGGTGCGATCTGTTAATTTAAGCAGTGAGTAAAATGCATTGACTGTACCTGAAATATCCAGATGATCTTTTGCCATTCGGTCCGCTCTTCCTCCGTTCATTTCAAAGAGAGCAGAAATAGCCCACATCGCCAGAGTGATGCAGTGGAAAGGGTAATCCTTAATCGTCTCAACAATTTTAAATCTGTTGCTAATGAGATTCAGAAGAAGTACCACACCGCACATAACTGCAAGCAAAACACTGGCAAAAATGTTCGAAAATACACATAGGTAAATGGAAAATATCAGAACGCCAGAAAAGATCGCTCTTTCGTAAAAGAATGGCTTTAAGGTTGACGACATTCTTAAAACGTAAAGTGCCAGCGTGCCGTTTATTAGGGCTGGAACAATATAGTGATAATAACAGGTAAGATTTTGCTCCCACAACAGGTATGGACTGTTATTATTATTTAGAGTTCTGAATAGGCCGAACAGGCACAGTAAGTAGAAGATCACTAAAACTGAACTTGTGTAAGTTGATAACCCTGCGGTCTTCCTCATCAAAAGATAGAATTGATAAAGGAATAACACAACAAGAACTGCAACTAAAACCGCTGTCAAATAAGCAATAGCTTCAAGGAATGTAAACCCAAGAGGCATAACGACAGATGAGGCAATGTTACCAAATAGTGGGAAAGATACCTCAGGAACTACCTTGATAGGGTTAAAACCGCCCCATTGCGGATATGCTTGCCTACCGGAAGAAAGGTTGATCCACTCATCGCCAGAAGTAATAGTTACCGGATGAATAACCGTAAAAAACACAGCCACAACTGCGAATACAAATGTGAACAACACCCACTTTATTTGAATCTCTTTTCCCAAAGTCTGACTAATCATTTCTCGTCCTTCCGAATATCATTGAAATCTTTTTTGATGATGTATCGAGGCCTTCCTTTAACTTCAACATAAATTCTGCCGATATATTCCCCAAGCACACCTATGCCTATCAACTGAATCCCGCCCAAGAAAAGTATTGAAACCAGCATTGATGGATAGCCGCGAACCGGGTTGCCGAACGCTAACGTGTCGACGATCATCCATGCGCCATAGATGAAGGCCAGGCCAGCAACGAACAAGCCGATATACGTCCACATGCGCAGTGGGAAAGTTGAGAAACTGGTGATACCCTCTAACGCTAGGTTCCACAGTTTCCAGCCATTAAACTTAGAATCCCCGGCAACACGTTCTGCGCGGGCATATTCAACAACATCAGTGCGGCCGCCAACCCAACTCAAAACGCCTTTCATGAAAAGGTTGCGTTCTGGCATTAGCTTGATGTTTTCAACCACATCTCGAGACATCAGGCGGAAGTCGCCAACGTTTTCCTCGATCTGCGGATTGCTGATTTTGTTGTGCAGCTTATAGAACCACTCTGCGGTCTTACGCTTGAGTCGCCCATCGGTGGACCGGTCAGAGCGTTTAGCCAGCACCATATCCGCCCCGGCCTGCCATTTCTCTATCAGGTGCGGTATAACCTCAATTGGGTCCTGCAAATCAACATCTATCGGGATAATAGCTTCGCCGCTTGCATGGTCCAGTCCTGCAAACAGCGCAGGTTCTTTACCGAAATTGCGGGTAAAGGAAAGAGGAATGACAAGCGGATCGGCCACAGCGAGCGCATTTATTATTGATTCTGTCGCATCTTTACTGCCGTCGTTGATAAAGACTATCTCTACTTCATGCTGTTGTAGCTCTTCAAACTCCCGCACGGTTTTGTAGAAGATTGGAATAGCATCTTCTTCATTAAATACCGGAACGACCAGAGAAATTTTCATTTCGCATCCCTAAAGACAATGAACTTTGAATAGATAAAGCCGCACACCAGACTGATAGCGGAGAAGAGAATGAGAGTCACAATTGGAGCCATACCGGACTTATCGGCAGCCCAACCAACAGCTGCGCTCAAGGATCCCATAAACCCTACATACAGCATGTAGCGCATCGTGGTTGTCGAAGACTTAAACGTGAACCTGGCGTTTGCAAAGAAGCTGAATGACACCGCCACGACAAACCCAGCGAAGTTGCCAAGTGCCTGGCCTGTATGAAATGCGTAGATGCAAACGGCAAACACAACCCAGTGAATGAGCGTGTTGATAACACCTATTGATGTGTACTTGGCGAATAACTTTAACATTATAGAAATCAGTGAATTCGGAAAGGTCTGAAGTTTAGCATCACTGTCCAACTTGATCGACTCTCATATTTGACGATACTGTATATAAATACAGTTGTTTTGGGAGGAGCTATGGAGGCAAAAGCTCAGCGATACAGGCTTGAACAGTTATGTGGCGTTAACCGTTACTCATGCCTGGTTGAAACGTCAGGCGGTTATGCGCTTTTTCAGCCTGATCTTGTGCCCGACAACGGAACGCGCGTGCTGGTGCATGCGTTCGGCCAGCTACAGTTCGCGGTCGTTATGGGCGGTGCGCTCATCACAGAAGACGGTGAAAGCATAGAAGGTGATGCTTTAGATGAAGTTGAAGTTATGGGTGTGGTGACCTTCTTTATAAATGGCGCAGCGGCGTTCACAGACGACAATCCGGTGATGTGATGTTTGCCCTGGTCGATGTGAACTCATTTTATGCCAGTTGCGAGACGGTATTCAGACCAGACCTGCGCGGGCGGCCGGTGGTTGTTCTTTCGAATAATGACGGCTGCGTAATCGCACGTAGCGCCGAGGCAAAGGCTGCCGGGATAGCGATGGGTGAGCCGTTCTTCAAGCAGAAGGAGTTATTCCGGCGCGCTGGTGTTGTTTGCTTCAGCAGCAACTACGAGCTCTATGCAGACATGTCCAGCAGAGTAATGACCACCTTGGAAGAAATGAGCCCGCGCGTGGAAATTTACAGCATAGACGAAGCCTTTTGCGACCTGACTGGCGTAAGAAACTGCCGGGACCTGACTGAATTTGGGAAAGAGATCCGCGCGACTATTTTACAGCGGACGCATCTTACAGTGGGGGTCGGCATAGCACAGACCAAGACGTTGGCTAAGCTGGCTAACCATGCTGCGAAAAAATGGCAGCGGCAGACGGGCGGCGTCGTTGACCTCTCAAACGTCGACCGGCAGCGCAGGTTAATGGCACTGGTGCCGGTAGAGGATGTCTGGGGCGTTGGCCGGCGCATCAGCAAGAAGCTGAACGCTATGGGCATCAAAACGGCACTGGACCTCTCAGAACAAAGCACGTGGATTATCCGCAAGCACTTCAATGTCGTGCTGGAGCGAACCGTCCGGGAACTGCGCGGCGAGCCATGCCTGGATCTGGAGGAGTTCGCGCCGGTGAAGCAGGAAATTGTATGCAGCCGATCTTTTGGCGAACGCATTACTGACTATGAGCAAATGCGGCAGGCTATTTGCAGCTACGCGGCCCGTGGTGCTGAAAAGCTTCGCGGCGAGCACCAGTATTGCCGTTTTATATCCGCCTTCATTAAGACCTCTCCGTTTGCCCTTAATGAGCCGTATTACGGAAACAGCGCATCGGTAAGGCTGCTCACGCCAACGCAGGACAGCAGAGACATCATCAACGCCGCGGTAAAGTGTCTGGACAAAATCTGGAAGGACGGTCACCGGTACCAGAAAGCGGGTGTCATGCTGGGCGACTTCTTCAGCCAGGGCGTGGCCCAGCTCAACCTTTTCGATGACAGTGCACCTCGAGCTGGTAGTGAGAAGTTAATGGAAGTACTGGATCACCTGAATGCAAAGGACGGAAAGGGCACGCTCTATTTTGCCGGGCAGGGTATACAGCAGCAATGGCAGATGAAGCGTGAAATGCTTTCTCCACGCTACACCACCCGGTTTTCAGATCTTCCTGTGGTTAAGTGACGGGCGCTATAAGTTCTGGTCCCTGATTCTTCACATTACCCACGGCGCGCGTAACGGCATGCCAGATAAACTTGTCGGCGGGCACTGCCCCGTCGGCTATTATCTCCTCAGCTTCTTTCCCACCTACATCCTGACGCATCCATTCCCTTGCAGCTTCCGGCGACAGAACCAGTGGCCGACGGTCATGAATATCGACCAGTCCTTTGTCAGCAGCAGATGTCACGATCAGGAAGCCCTCTGCTTCATCGCCGCGTTCAAATGGCGTGCTGCCGATCGCCGCCATGAATATCGGCTGCCCGTCGGCCCGGTGAATGAAGTAGGGTTGTTTCTTGTCGCCTTCCTTCTTCCATTCAAACCATCCATCCGCAAAACAGATCGCCCGGCCATGCTGCCAGAGAGGCTTGAACATTCTGCTGGTGGCCGCTGTCTCGACGCGGGCGTTTATCAGCGGTGCTTTATCCCACCACCCGGGTGCGTAGCCCCAGAACACCGGATCGAGATGTAACAGCTCATCGCGTTCGCTCAACAGCAGCACTTTGGTACCGGGCGCAACGTTGTAGCGGCCAATCGGTTCCGGGTCATATGCGATGCCGCGTTCGCCTTCGTCGGCCAGGCAAGCCAGATATTCTTCACGGGTTTGGGCTTGTGCAAAACGTCCACACATAGAAACCTCCAGTCAGTCAGACTGAAAGTATAGGGCAGGGAGAAAAAGTAGCGCGCGCTAGTTAAGTCTTACAATCGGATCGGTGGGGATTATGCTGATGGTATGGGAGGGCGTAAAGCTGCGTGTTACGAAACTGGAAGGAGCTACGCAAAGTTGGGGGATCGGGAAATTACATAGCGATGTCTGGTGGCATGGCTATGCATTCTCTGTGTCATAGATGTGTCATACATGGATGTATCAGAAGAAAACGAGAAAGCAGGTAACGACACGTAATGACACAAATGCGTAGCGAGCGCGGAAAAACCAATGATATTACAGTGCGTTAAATAGTACTCTACGTTCTTCTAAGCCGTAGGTCGTAGGTTCGAATCCTACAGGGCGTGCCATTAAATTTCACATATTGCCGCCTGCGCGACGTCCTGCTGATTTTCTCCATGAAATACCCCTCGCGAAAGTAGCGTTAACGCACATTTTTCACAGCACAATTGACTGTTATAACAGTATTTTTCTTACCCTATGGCAATTTTGCTATTCCTCTACCATGCTCATATCACCTCACTCTTACTCGTGGGGCTTTTCGTAGTTGCTGATTAATCTCAAGGAAAAAGGTTATGAAAAAAACGACTGCTATTTTGATGGGCGCTGCATTTCTGTTTACCACCAATACCTTTGCGGCTGAACTGCTGACGAAAAACGAGTTTGAGAAAGTGGAATCACAGTATGAAAAAATCGGTACGGTTAGCACTTCCAATGAAGTCTCGGTAGACGACGCGAAAAAAGAGCTGATCGAGAAAGCCGATAAAGAAGGTGCTGATGTTCTGGTGCTGACTTCCGGCAACACCAACAACAAAATTCACGGTACCGCCGATATTTTCAAGAAAAAATAA